TTACTCATGTAGGCATTTCCCTGCTAGCACTGAAAGGAGATCTGGGTGAGTGTCGCACCATGACACTACAGCGATGGTAAGCAGAATCGTCACAAGCGTCGTATAAGCAGAGAAAGGAATCTTGTCTCTAAAAAATGAGAATTTCCGGTGCTCAGCAATCCAGTCAATCTGTTGATCCCAGAAGAACTTCTTGTGCGCTAACCAACTGGAGAAAAGGATATGCTTTCTCTGGCAGGCTGCTCTGAAATCCTTGGTGATTTGGTCCATCTCTGCTTCATTCTCTGGAGTGAACTCCCCTGAGGATTTGCATTGAACTAACAGGATCCTCAGTTTATCAAGAAGTTCGGTCAGCACGTTACCTGCTTGGAAGTACTGTTCTTTCGTATCTGAGTAGTAAGCTATGTACAGACTGCAGATCCCGATCACCGTGATGACTGCCGACACGTGTTTGGCGGCAAGAGCCTCAATGTAGAGAGACAGAACACCGATTACCAAAGAGATCATCCCGATCCAACCTGGTGCTTTCTCAACGATGTCGTAGGTGGAGAAATGAAGCTTAGCGGAATACCCAACGTCATACGCTTTCTCAGCGATCAAACTAAGTGCTACCTGCTGATCCATTTTTCGTCCCTTAAAATTTTTTATGGGTGGCCTATTCCAGTCTTGATTTACCTACGGACAGTCAAACGCATGGAGGCAATCGCTTTCCCCTGCTTGGGCGACAGATCTGTAACATGGCAGGTCAAAATGACATTACCACACGACGGAACTTGCTCAAGGCATCCACGTCAGGACCTAGCTCAATCCCAGGAAACGGTAGACGGGTAAATCCTAGGTTCTCGGGGCCTCCGCCACCCACCAAGAGTACGCGCAGTTCCTCGCCACCCGCTGGCATATCGGGCCCCTCGAATACTGTATAAAAATACAGAAAAAAGAAAGCAGAAACCGTGATCCACTTTCCCCGCAACGCAGCCATCTGGCACATCGCGCTAGACGACAAGCAAGCCTTGATGTCCTCCTCTGAATGGCACTGCGAGATGCTGCGCAGAGCTGCCGTCTCCCCAGGCTGGCGATGTCAACCAATCAGACTATCTCGATATGCACGACCAGGCCGCCGGTGCCCTCTCGTATGCTCAGGAGGAACGCGCAGCGCCGTGGTACAAGCCTAACCGGACGTACAGGGTAGTATTGAACAGCCGCGAGGTTGAGCTGATCGCCCGCGGTGCCTTCAAGCCTTCGGTGCCGGAATTAAGTGACGGGTTGATTCGATACGACAAGCGCGGGCAGCTAGCAGTGTTTCACCAGTAAACCATTTATAGAGGAGATATTCGAGGACGACACTGGACATGTACGAGCGGCCAGACCTATGCACTGACGGTGATTGGCCGCGCCTGGCACGGTAAAGAGTGGTGAGCACTCAACCGACCAGATGAATATCGCCTTGCGGTAGATCTAGCCGAACAGGCCGAAGAAGACGGGGATAGTGCAGCCGCGACACTGTGGCGGGAACGGCTGGAGGCCTGCGAACTGCGGGCATGCAGCACTTGCAGGGGGCACTTTGCTTTGATGGAGACCTGCGATGACTGCCACGGGACAAGCGTGATGGCAGTCGAGGCTATGCTGGGGAAATTTGACGCGAGGGTAATAGGGTGTGCGGACGACTCAATCAATACACCGGTCTGTATGAATTCGTATCAGTCCTGAGCCTACCGAATATGCTGGGCGATCCCATTGACGATCAGCTGGCATGCAAGGACATCGCGCCACCCGGTGCTTGACACTGCACAATGAGGTTTTCTCCTTGGTAAGATACCCCCACAGCTTTACAGGGACATGGCCGAAATGCGAGATAGGCAGAACAATTTTAAAGCGAGTATCCGCCAAAAGCTTAGAGATAGGGCTGGAAATATTTGCTCTAACCCTTCCTGTTACGCACCTACTAGTGGTGCAAAAGCTGGTGAGGATGGTGCGCTTGATATGGGGGTTGGAGCGCACATCTGCGCAGCCTCCCCTTTAGGCCCTCGCTACAATGCTGATATGACGCCAAAACAGCGCTCGGCTTACGAAAATGGTATTTGGCTTTGTACTCCTTGCTCAATAAAGATTGACAAGGACTTTCACGCATACCCAGAGGAACTACTCCGAGAGTGGAAGCGCAACGCTGAAAAACGTAGCAACTCAAGAATTGGTATTCCTGCCATTCCGGATTCCGCTCCTCAGGATTTGCTAGTGACAGCCCTACATGGAGCGCCTCTTAAGTCCGGCATTGCTCAAGCAATAAGCAATGTTCACAGCGCAGTAGAAACAGTATTAAGCAGTCTCGACAATCGATTCCAAATACAGTCCTCACACAATCTTGGCCAGACTACATACCGTATTGCTGCCCGCGAACACCAGAACATTGATCTTACAGTAGAATTCAAAAATCCACAGCGATACGCAAAAGACTATCAACGCCTTATTGAAGAGGGAAAATCTTTAACAATCGACACCAGCGACATAAATTTAAAAGGCTCCCCCCTATTCGAAAAAATTACTGCTGAAAGCAGTAAGTTACAGATTGGCAGCTTGTCGAAGCCCTGCACAGTAAGAGTTTCCACCGTTCACGAAGAGACTGGACATCTTGAGACATTCAATGACATAGAAGGGAACTTCTCTTATGGTACCAAAGGAGGCACATTCACAGGTCTAACCATGGGGAAGATGTTAAAATTTGAATTTGACATTAACTTCAAAGAACTCGACAAATTCAATATAAAAATCACCCCTCTCACCGACCTCTGGAGTAATACCCCCATCGACAGCCTTCCTTATTTTTCAAAAATAAAGAACCTACTACTCAACATAAACTCTGGACACACCCTAAATATAACCGCTGAGTACCAAGGCGAGCAGCTATTTTCAGGAAAAAGCCACGCACTTTCATTCAAGGGACAATTCGACAACATAAAAATGCTCTTTCTATATCTAGATGCAGCTAGAGAAATATCTAAAAAAATTAGCTCAACAATACTTTTCAAAGACAACCAGCACATTCCCAGCGAAGACATTGAAAAACTAATAAAAATTGCATCCATGATGAATCACAAATACTTCAAAGAAGCAAGAAATCTTTCAAAACCAATACGTTTTAAACTAAAAAAAGAAAAAGACTCAAAAAAGCAAATAGAAATGCTTGAAAAAGAAGAAGACCTTCAGCTACGTATCACCCAAGAAGAAGGGGACACAATATCAATTCTAGGACAAAAAATAAAACTTCCGCGCCAAATCATAGAGTTAAATTGCGCCCGAGTTAAAATAACCAACAAAAAAGAAAACCCGAAAAATTCTATGCTTGAGTGCGAAATAGTACCAAGGAAAAATTTTTCTCTAAAAATATTCTACAGCACCGAAGTATAGAAGTTGGCTGCGACCCCAATAGAATCTAGCCATCCCACAGTCAAGCCTAGAGGAAATTCTTTTACTATTTAATTCTTCGCCTCTTCGAAAACACTATTTAATTATTGGCATGCGAGGATGGCAGCAAGCATCTTGGCTTCATACCCTCGATGCTGACGAATTTCGGCCAACAAGGCTCGAACTTTTATCTGTAGATCATCATCTGCCTTTAGCCCTTTTGTAGCCCAAGCGGGCACATCTACAACCGCCACTCTACACGGCACCACCACAGGCACCTCCACCCGCACCATGCGCGACTCGTCTTCTTGCCAGCCGGCGCATCCCACTAGCACGACCATCACCAGCATCAGCACCACCCTCATAGACCCAACTCCTGATCGATCACCGCCTCGGCGGCCACACACTGCTCGCCGGCCGTGCGCTCTAGCAGTAGGCGCTGTGCCGCAGCATAGTCACCGTCGGCGCGCCTCCGCGCTTGCTCCACCGCCTGGGCTGCATCCCGGGCGCGCTGTTCGCCGGCCAGTCGCAGCGCGGCGACCTGCCTACCCTGCTCCGCTACTGCGGCCTCCAAGCTCCCACGAGCGGAACGGCAGGCGGTCAGATCCGCGCGCGCGGTATCGACCAGTGGCCGGTAATGACGCGCGCTGAGCCAGACACCACCGGCGGCTCCCACGCCGATCAGCAGCATGCAGCCCAGCACGATCGAGACAACACGGGTCGAGATCACGACAGCACCCTCTTCGCCCGCTCCCACAACGCCATGCGCTCCGCCTGGCCGTTGAGCCCGCCGTTGATCTGGCGGGTAATCGCAGCGAACTCTCCCCGGTCGGCCAGTTCGTTCAAGCCACGCGTCGACCACCACCAGGCTGCGGACAGCGCCGCCCACTCAGGCTGCTCGAGTAGTTCTGGCTCCGCTTCCAGCGGCTGGCCCAGCCCGCCGCCGGCAGCGCGGTAGTTCGACCGGCCGGTGATCTGTAGCAGTCCGCGCCCGCGGTACCGCCAGCCGTCGCCGGACGCCTCGTCTCCGTTGCCGTTGCGCGAGGCATAGGTGTTGTTCGCGATAGCCTGCGGATGCCGCGCAAGGTTCAGAGCCAGAGCGTTCGGGTTGCCGTCGGCACCGCGGTACCGGCTCGGCCAAGTCGCAGCCAGGCCACGGGCGCTGTAGTTGAGGTTCTCCACCAGCCGAGTCAACTGGCTGCTCTCGTGGCCGACCTGGGCGAGAAACGCGGCGACTCGCACGGGCGAAGTGATACCGAAGCGAGTCATCCCGCGGTTCAACACACCAACAAAAACGCCGGCTTGCGGGCCGGCGTTCGGAAATATCTGCAGCAGCTGCTGCTCGGTAATCAGCATCGGTTCTCTCCAGTAACGTTAATGCTCTGCTATCGGTAGGCGTGAAGGGGGTCCGGTTTGCTATCGTTCGCCTGCCAGGTAGGAGGCGAACCACGATGAATAAACGGATGTTGCCCGGGCTGCGCGCCCATGTTGATCAGCTCTTGCGCGATGGCTGGTGGATCTCCGCACGCGATCCGCTCACCTTGAAACGCGGGTCCGACCGCCTGCAGTGCCTGGACGGCATGCTGGTCGGCTCGGCTCAGTCAAACCTCGATATCGAACTGGGGGAGCTGCGGCGCCGGCCCGGTCACCAGACCATCGCTGATGAACGCCATCTGCCCGGCCGGCACCGCCGTGCCCCGGGCCGCGATCACGACGTTGTTTCGCAGGCGGACGCGGCAGGTGCCGGCGCCCTCGTCGACGTCGATCACCTCCCCCACCGTGCGCGCGCCGCCCGGTAAGAGCCCGATGAACCGACGCCAGGGATTGACCGTCGCCATCAGGAGCCTCCCGGGTAGTGGCGCTCGATGCGCAGGGTCTGCCACACGCGGCTAGCCCCTACCCCCTCGGCCGAGATATCGGTGGCCAGGCAGAGCCCGCGCCAGGTCGCCTGTTCGTCTCTCACCTCGACCAGCATTCCCGGCTGCACCAGGCCCGGTACCCCATCATCCTTCTGGAACAGCGGGATACGGCGCGTCTCGATCGCCTGGTTGCCTCCCTTAGACAACTCGCAGATCCCGCGCGAGCGCGCCACCTCGGTGCCGGTCATCCAGTCCTCCATGACGTCGGGCGCCGACTCCTCGCCGGCGGTACCGGCGCGCCGCACCTGCACGCTGACGCCGTAGCTGGTACCGCTGACGTAGACGAAATTCCATGCTGGCTGGGGACTCCACTCGCTGCCCCACTCGGCGACGATGGCGGCCGGGATGATCCGGTCGGGAATCGCGGTGTCCCAGTACCAGGTCGCCTCACGATACCGCGGCAGGATCGTCACCGAGTCGTCCATCAGGCCCGGCCGCACGATGCCGCCGGCGACCTCGGCCAGCTTGACGATGACCTGCATCGGCGTCTGGTCCTGGTAGCTGAAGGCGCCGGCCGGCAGCGTCCAGTCCGGCGGCCCCATGTTCTCGACGTCCCAGGACACTGAAAAGCCGGTGTACTGCAACTGGTCGTCGACAACCTGACGTGCGTTCAGCGGCGCCGTGTTCACCGCGCTGCGCTTCGGCGCATAGGGCGCGTCCAGCAGTTGGGTGCGGCTCGCGCCGCTGATGGTGTAGCGCTCGCTCGGATGCTTGCCGCTGCCGCTGTAACGCTCGACCAGAAACCGCCAGGTCCAGCCGTTGATCTCCAGCTCTACCGTCTTCGGCCCGTTGGCATCCGGCGCCGCCAGGTCCAGCGAGGTGCGACCGAAGAGGTCAGCCGAGAACGACCAGGCGAACGAGTCGATATCCAGGCCGATGCGAATGCTGGTCGCATCCAGCGGCGTGCGACTCGGCAGCACCACCAGGGTGACCGTGTTTCCTATCATGTAGGTCTCCAGTATCTCGGGCTCGGCGGGTGGATCTATCGGTACCACCGGCCCCGGATAGTCGGGGTAGACAATGCCCGTCGGCACCGGATCGGTCGGCCGCCCCCATGCCCAGGGAATCCGCCGCAACGCATCGAAGCGGGCCGGACTGCCGTAGCTGCTGCGCGCCCCGGCGTCCACCGGCCGGATACCACGGACCGGCGCCACGTAGCGGAAATCGAAAAACACGTCGGGCGTGTTCGCCGGGGTGTAGCGGGTCGGGCCGAAATTGAAGTCGAGCAGGCCGGTCGGGATGTAGAGACTGGCACGCCTCTCCGGGTCGACTTAATACCCCCAGGCTGCCTCCGCCACTCCTAACACCGACCCCAAATGTGCCAGGTCATTGGCAACTGTCTGCGCCTTCACATCTCCCCCGCCCGGCCCCATGCGCCACAACGCATAGTCAACCAGTACCTGGCTGGTGATATCCCGGTCAATGGTATCGCCCAGGTGGGAAGCGGCGACGGCGGTCAGCGTGGCGATCTTGGTCTTACCCAACGGGCGAGTCTTATCCCGGTCGGCCAGGTACTGCGCGATGATGTTCCGAAGCAGTACCCCCTTTTTCGTCGCCCGTTCCAAGCCACCGGGCTCGGCCAATTCGGCCTCCCGACGGAGCGCCCATGCTTCAGCGGCCTTTTTCCGGCTGAAACTTGTGCTCTCCTGATAGACTTGCGCGCCTCCGTGCTTGATACGAATCTGCGCGGTGTATATCACCGTTCCATCGGCGTTGCGCCGAGCGCGAATAGTGGCCATCGTGACTCCCGGTCCCGATGGTAAAAGGCGTTAGGCGAGTGGTAAATTTTTACCACCAACCCGCCAAATATGCCCAAAACCCCGAAAAACGCACCGATAAAGCGCACACGAAAGACCTGATGAATCAAGCTTCAACGCCAGTAATGACGCGCCCTACACTGTCTCGCCGCTTTTCCGTTGCGCCGATGATGGATCGGTCAAACTAGAAAAAATTACCCAATAAAATCATACAGATACGGGATCAACTCAATTTGCTGTAGCAAATTCGTAGCAAGCCCCTCCCGGGCAAGCATTCTTTACCAGTCCCTCCACTGACACGACCGCTTCTCCTACGACCAGCTTTCCACTCGTCGCCTCCCCGAGAAAGACTGTATATTCATACAGCATAATTTCCGGCCCACCCGACCGCCGGAGATTTCCATGTCCTACTCCGACCCCAGGCATTGCCACAACCAGCGCGTCACCCAATGGCTCGCCGCGATACGGCAGCATGCCGCCTGGCTGTACGCCGCGGATGAGCAGTACCTGTATCTGGTGGCCGAGGCAAACGAACTCTATCAGTGCGGGGTGATAGGACTGCAAGACAGGCACGACATGGTCACAGACGCCCTCGGCATGTACTCCTGGGCGATCGAGCACGGCATCACGCGCGAGACGCACTACTGCTCGGACTGCTGCTACGACGTGCTCGACGGCGGCGTCGTCGTCGGGAGCGTGGACGACGAGGGCATCTACCACGGGCCCGCACCCGCACGACAGCGGCTGGGCTACCTCGGCCGGGATCCCCTGGACGGGATAACATACTTGCGCCTGGGCCAGGCGCTTGAGCGCGCCGGCGTTGTGCGCGGTCTGGAGATCGAACTCGACGCAGGCGGGACGCTGCTGCTTGTCGAGCAGATCCCCAGCGACTTCCGGCCGTGGCGTTGGCCGCCATAGCCCCTCTCCGGCGATAGCCCATACCGCGCCGCTTCGCTTGCCTCAAAGCGAAACATGTCTAGCCTTATCTGGGTGACTTTCTCCTATGGTCACGGAGACTCCAGGAGCTGCCCAACCTCCCGGAGTCTCCACTTTCTGCTGCTTCCCCTCTTTGCAATCAGCAGCTCATCGCAGGTCACAACGAGGGTATTTCATGAAGATCAGTTTCGTTGCCATAGGCATGCTGCTCGCGGCAGGTATAGCGATGTGCGTCTATCTGGTCATGAAGGCTGCGTCTACAGTGTGAGGCACCATAATGTGCGGAAGGCTCAGCCAGTACACTGGCTTGCACGAATTCGTCGACGCGCTGTCGATGCCAGCCATGTTGGTCAACTTGGTCGGCGAACAGCCACAGCGCTACAACGTCGCGCCGTCGACGGCGGTGACGACGCTACGGCTCGAAGGCGATGCGCTTGTAGCTCAGCCGATTCGATGGGGCTGGCGGCCCTTCTGGGCCAGGGATCGCGCGGCGCCGATAAACGCTCGGGTTGAAAAGGTGGCGCATGGACGCTTCTTCAGCACCGCGTGGAAACACCGAGCGCTGACGCCGATCTCGGGCTGGTTCGAGTGGGTCGATGGAGGCGAGGCGCGGAAACAACCGTTCCACATCCAACACCGGGACGGGAGTCCGATCCTATGCGCGGCCATCGGCCAGTTTCCTGGCCTCGATGACGAACCGGCAGATCACCATGGGTTCGTGATCATTACCGCGGACGCCGATGGCGGCCTGGTCGATATCCACGACCGGAGACCGGTGGTGCTGCCGCCCGAGCTGGCCCGGGAGTGGATTGACCCGGCGACAACACCGGAGCGCGCGGAGCAGATCGTGCTCCACCAGGGCGAGCCGAGCGAGTCATTCCGGTGGTACGCAGTCGACCCAGCAGTTGGGAACGTCCGAAACCAGGGACCGCAGTTGATCGAGCCTCAGCGCTCGGCCTCATAAGCCGCGACGCCGGTCCCTACCGCCCGCCATTCGTCCTGAGCCATCCGTGCATCACAGATGAATACCTCTACCTCGGCGCCCTCCTTCGGCTCCGCCGGCCGGATCGCTGCATGCCGGAGAATCGTCTCCATGTCCGGTACGTAGCTGCTCTCCGAGCCGTGGAACGACCAGATGCCGAACTTCCCTGCTCCACCCACCTGGTGGTCGAGTTTCACCGACCAGCCCTTGAATCGAATGACCAGCATGCCCTGCCCTCGTAGGAAAAGGCCGTAGTCTACTCCTAATCCTGACAAGCCCTGTTGGCCGCCAGCAGTTGCGCCTCGTAACCGATCCGCTGCCGCCGCTCGGCGAGCAGTGCGCGGACCTTGGTCTGTAGGTCGTCGCCTTTCCGCAGCCCAGCCGCTGCCCATGCCGGCACTTCTACCGCCGGCACTCGGCACGGCACGGCAACGGGCACTTCTACGCGCACCGTGCGCGGCTCAGGCTCGAACTGGCCGGCGCATCCCGCCAGCGCGACCGCGAAAATCAAAATCATCGAACGCATGGTCAACTCCGACGAACGGTTGTTGTGGTGTACGTTGTTACCCATTACTCTAAACCCATGCCAGCCAAACGGCGAGGCGCCAACAAGGAGAGACACATGAAAGTCCCCGCATTCTTCGCTGCTAATATCCTGACCATCGAGCAAATCATTGAAGCGATCAACAATGACGGAAGCGCTATGACCAGCGCACCGGAAATCGCCGGCTACTACGCCTGGGATGCCGCCACTGACGCACTGGAAAGCGAGAATGATCTTGAGCAACTGACGGAGGATGACTTCGTTGCTCATCTGGAAGTTCTGGAAGAAAGAGGTGCCAAGATCAACCGCGATGCAGCCATCGCAGTTGCGCTCCAATTCCAGGCCGCAGCAGTGAACGACCTGCATTCTGGTGACGAATGAAACCAGATTCAGCCAATCACAACCCTGACCCGCGCTACCTGCGCGGGCTGGTCGATAGGTCTGGCATAAGTCAGCGGCAGGCAGCCGAATTGCTCGGCCTTTCATGGCCAGGCTTCCGCAACTACCTGCGCGACGAGTCTCACCAACTCTACCGGGCTGCACCGTACACGGTTCAGTTCGCACTGGAGTGCCTGGCTGAAAGCCCCAGCTCCTGATCAATGACCACCTCGGCGGCCGCACACTGCTCACCGGCGGTTCGCTCACGTACCAGGCGCTGGGCTTCGGCATACTGCTCCGCGGCCTGCTGCCGTCCCCGATCCACAGCCTGCGCGGCATCCCGGGCGCGCTGCTCGTCGGCCAGGCGCAGCGCGGCAACCTGCCGGACCTGCTCCGCCACTGCGGACTCCAACTCTCCCCGGGAGGCACGGCAGGCAGCCAGATCCGCGCTCGCGGCATCCAACTGCGGCCGGTAGTGTCGCGCGCCGAGCCAGACACCGCCGGCGGCGCCGAGGCCGACCAGAAGCAGGCAGGCCAGCGCGACCGATAAAGCACGGGCGGAGATCACGACAGCACCCTCGTCGCCCGCTCCCACAACTCCAGGCGCTCCACCTGGCCGTTCATGCCGCCGTTGATCCGGCGGGTAATCGCAGCGAAATCGCCCCGGTCGGCCAGACCGTTGAGCCCATTCGCCGACCACCACCAGGCGCTCGACCTGGCCGCGTGCTCGGGCTGCTCCAGCAACTCGGGCTCAGCCTCCAGCGGCAGGCCGAGGCCGGCGCCGGCAGCCCGGTAGTTCTTACGGCCGGTGATTTGCAGCAACCCTCGACCGCGGAACCGCCAGCCGTCTCCGCTGGACTCATCGCCGTTGCCATTGCGGTTGGCATAGGTGTTATTGGCTATGGCCTCGGGGTGGCGGGCCAGGTTTAACGCCAAAGCGTTTGGGCGTCCGTCGGCGCCGCGATATCGACTCGGCCAGGTATTCGCCAACCCCTGCGCCGAGTAATTCAGGTTCTCTACCAGCCGCGTGAGCTGGGCGCTTTCATGTCCGACCTGTGCAAGAAACGCCGCTTGCCTGGCTCCGCCCTGGATATCGAACTGCAACATGGCGCGGTTCAGCGCGGGCAGGAAGACCCCAACAGCCGGGCGGCACCTCGGGAGGATGTACAGCAGTTGGCTTTCAGTGATAGGCATGTCGAACTCCAATGAAAAAGCCCGCATGCGCGGGCTTTGGGTACTAATGGATAGGTTCTGATGGCACAATGCAGCCCGCTAGGAACCGCGAGCTAGAGAGGAAGGAGAACAGTGAGCGTAAGGAACATCGCTAAACGGTACGCCGAGAAACAACTAACCGGCGCTGAAGCGCTGGCCGAACTGAAGGAAAAAGACCTCCTCGGCGACGCCCTTATGACCCTGCTGGTCGACCACTTCGAACAACGCTGGGAACGGGAACAGTCCCTGCCCGACGAGTACAGGTCAGAGGACTGGTGACCCAACCGCCCGCCTGCTCATACAGGCGGCGGGCCCTTCACGACCCTTTCCCGATGGCCACTACCTGAAGTGGCTTTTTCTGTTTCTTCTTGCCGGCGGCCTTGGCCTTGCCCTTCTTGCCGGCGTTGCACTCAACCGTCGTGCTCCAGCCAGCCTGGGTAAATACCTGTTCCACCGACTCCACCAGGTAGGAACCATCGATTCCCGACTTGATGCCGGCGACGACTATTGTTCGTTCCGCGAAGAGATCCGTTCGCCCTGGCATTTCCAGGCGCACCCCAGCCGTGGAGCGGTTGAACGCAGCCAACCGCGCCTTGGCGGCCTGCTCAGCGGCGCTCTTGTTCGGATGAATGTGGCGGTCGGTATGCACGGGCGGAAGCCCGGCCGGAGCCTCTGCATTCGCCAGCTCGACCACCTCCAGCTTGCCAGTCGTCTTGTCCTGATACGCCGCCTTGACCGCCTTCTGCGTGGCCCGGTCACTGAACCGAAACTGAAACCGGGTGATCTCCGGCCGGGTCAGCGTGACGGTCGTCAGTGGCGCGCCGGATGCTCGCTCCCCGCCCTCGCGAGGCAGTACAAGCAACTTGTCCGCCGCCACCTTGGCCGTGCAGCCGTACTGTCTGGCCAGCCGCGTGATCAGGTTAAAATCCGATTCGCCAATCTGGTCGACACGCGGAACCACCGTCTGCACCGGGCACTCGCTCTGCCAGCCGTTGCGTGCGGCAATGTCCGCCACTATCCGCGCGAGCGTCACCCCCTCCCAGCCTCCGTCGCGGATCGTCTTGCCGCTGCCGCGCATGCTGCTGGCCTTGCCGCGGATGACGATGGTATCCGGCGGGCCGGATAACTCCACCTCGTCCACGGTGTAGATGCCAATCCGGGTCAGCCCGCGCCCGTCATAGCCTATCTGGATCTCGACCGACGCCCCCCGCTCCGGCAACACCACGGCACCGTCGCGGTCGTCAATGCGCAACTCGAACTCGTCGGACTCCATTCCCGGCTTGTCGACCGTGCGCAGCAGCAACAACCGGTCGTTGATACGCGCGGTGATATCGGCCTTGTCCGCGATCACCCGAAATATCGGCTTCATTCATCCTCCAGGGTCAGCCCCACAACTGCACCTCACCGGTCACCGGCACCTCGACCTCGGGCATGACGATCAGCAGGCCGGCCCGGAAGGGCTGCGGCTCATCGGCGAGCCACTGGTTCGCGTCGTAGACCGCCTCCACAGTCCCCACCAGATGCCCGTAATACTGGACGCAGAGCGTGTCCAGCAGATCCCCGTCAGACGTTCTGCAGATCGTCTCCATAGCGGACAAACTCCAGGCTGAATGCTTGTTTGCGAGGGGCGCCGCCTTGAACAAGGGCCGACTGCTCCTCCTCGATACTCGCCAGACACCACAGGCCGAGCACCTGGCCGTAACCCGTGGTCAGGCTGAGCGGCACCTGGCGCCGCCCGATTTCACGTAGCTGCTCGATTTGCCCCAGGCCGACCCGAACACCGAAGACAGCCCCCTTCAACGTCAGCTTGTCCTCCCCCTCCCCGACCGCCTGTTGCGCCGGCCGCCGGGTAAGTCGTTCCTGAGCTGCCCAACGAAACGCCGTCTGTCTCCGCAGTTCATCGAACGCGGCCGTGTCGAGATTGAAGTAGAACGGGCTACTGTTCACGTCCCGCGGCTGCATGACCAGCAGATGCGCAAACGGCTTGGAGGCGGCCGCACTCGGCGTCATGCTCGAACGCAAGCCGGTCGGGATGATGTTGGCCAGCTTGGGACTGGCAACGCCGGCGAGCCGCCCGACCTGCCCGGTAACCTTCGACACGGCGTCGGACAACGCTCCATACCGCTGATCGAGCCCAGATAGCGCACGGGCAGCACTGCTGTAGGTATTCATGACGCCGCCCACCTTTGCCTGTGCTACGCCCAGGCTGCGAGTCAGTCGCAGCGCCCGGTCGCCCAGCCCGGCCGGGAAGCCGGGCAGCGTGGACAGCTCATCAGCAGCGCCCGTGAGATCGGAAACCGCACCCGTGATGGGCGCCAACATGCCGTCGACACTCCTACGGCCCTCTTCCCCGGCCCGCACCACTTGGCGCAGGCCGGATTCCATCATTTCGATGTACGGCATTCACCCTCCTACACATTGGGCTCATCGAACAGGGACACCCGCTGCATCTGCCCGGCAAAGTCGGCGAGCTGCCGGCGAAGCTCTGGCATGATCGCCTGGAGCAACGCCTGGGGATCTTTCGCATCCCCCTGGACAGTGAGACTGATGTTCGGCGAGAAACTGAACTCTTGTTTCACCGGCACCGGCGCCGGTTTCGCCGGCTCCGCCACCACCGCAGTGACAGGCGGAACAGCGGGCTTCGCGGGCTCTGCCGGTGGAGACCCACCGAACAGGCCGCCGCTGCCGAACAGCGCTTTGCCGCCGGCGGCCCCCAGCTCGGAACCACCCCAGGCACCGATCATCCCGCCGATCAGTCCACCAATCGCAGTTCCAATGATCGGAACGACAGATCCAATCGCAGCTCCCGCCGCAGCGCCGGCGAGCGTGCCACCGAGGCCACCCAGGGCCGCGCCGTAGCCTTCGGCCTTTTCGTCTCGCGTCTCCGCGTTCACGAAGGTGTCGGCCGCCTGGAGGCCTGCACCGACAAGAGCCAGCGGTCCCGCCCCTTTGGCGAAGCGCCCAGCGCCCCGGAGCACACCCCAGGCACCGCGCCCTGCGGCGCCGAGGCGCCCACTGCGACCACCACCTGCCCGGCCACGCCGACCAGAACCACCGCCCACATCACCACCCAAGCCGCCGGCGCCGGGGTTGGTCACGAACACACGTTGAACGATATTCGGATTGCCCATCATCGAGCGGCCCCGGGCAATATCCATCAGTCCACGGCCAATCCTCCAGGCGTTGACGATCCCCCGGAGCACGACCAACGCGGCACCGACGCCCACGACTCCGGCAGTTACCCCAGGTGCCGCATCGGTGAGTCGAGTAAGCCCCTGGAACAATGGCCGCAAGGCGTCGGCCGCCGCATCAGTCATCGGACGAATCGCGTCACCAACCGCCCGCATCCCTTCGTTCGCGGCCTGGGCGACTTCAGCCCAGCGCTGGGCTGAGGCCTCCCGACGCTCCCTCAGGTTCTGGTCCAGAATGCCTGTGGCCGATGCCGATTCCCTCTTCAGCGACTCGTACAGCGCCTTGTTCTGCGTGTAGGCGGTGAGAGCCGCCTTGACCTGCATATCCGCGAAGATATCGCCGGTGCGCAGTGTCTGCTCCAGGGCCTCCATCATCGCCCTGGCCTTGGCCGGGTCCGCCTCCTTGCTGATGGCTGCGGTTGCCTCGGCCATCTTCTTGGCCTTGGCTGGATCGGTGCGCTGGATGTACTGCTGGGCCAATGCAAAGCTGGCTTCCAGCGTCGACATTCCGCTTTGCAAGCCAGTATTGAGCGAGCCTTGATAGTCGATGCCAGCCTTCTGGTAGGCTCGCACAACATCGCTGGAGCCGATCTTGGCCATCCAGTTCTTCAGGTTGTTGGCCGCCTCATCGGCACCGCCGGCGGTCTTCATTTGCACCTGAAGCATCGAGCCCAGTTGCGTGACGGCATCCATGCCGAAGATCTCCAACTTGCCCATTTCCGCGAGCAGTTGGGGAAACCATCGGGCCATGTCACTGGCCTCGAACGAGCCGGCCTGCCCCTGGAAGGCGATAGCCTCCAGCGCTTTCTCCATCACCCTGGGATCGGAGATCTTCGCGTTCTGCTGGAGCGCCTGCATCATCCTCGCGGTATCCACGCCGCCGGCGCCCTGCCCCACCACGAACTTGGCCGCGACCGGAGAGAACCCCGACGCCACGTCCAGATCCATGCCCGCGCTGACCAATTGGTTGATCACATCGGCCACTTCGTTGCGCGCCATCCCGGTGTCGCGGGAAGTGGTAATGACCGTGCGCGACAGATCCCGCTCTTCAGCGGAACCGGCCACCCCAGCCTTGATCGCGATATCCCGAACGATTGCCTGGTAGTCCGCGCTGATCTTCGTAGGCACAGCCAGAGCGGCAGTACCGGCGACCGCCTGGCCGACCGTCGAGCGCATACCGGACTTCCCGGCCTCCAGGCGAGCCATGCCGCTGGCTTGGAGCTTGATGCCCTGCGCCTCGCGGGCGGCCTGGCGGAAGGCATCGCCGAGTCGCCCCGCCTCCCTGGCGTTGTCTCGCAGCACGTTACGCAGCCGGCCCATTTCCGTTTGCTGGTCCGCCAGGCTGCGCTTGGCTTGCTGGGCTTCACGCTGCGCCACCTCGATCCGGCGCTGAATCCCCCGGACCTTTTCCGCGTCGGCCTTGTTGTCGGCCGCCGCCTGGGCTTGGCGTTGCTTGTACAGTTCGGCCGCCGCCTGAGCCTGGCCCCGCAACCGCTTCGCCTCCCCCTTGTTGCCGCCCTCGGCTTGCCGGTTGGCCTCTTGTGCGAGCTGCCACTGGAGGTAGCGCAGGCGGTCCATTTCCGTCGACTGCGTAGCCAGTCGCCGGGTCCGAGCCTGATCCGCCGCGGCCAACTCGCGATTGAGCGATGCCAGCCGGGCGGTGGCTGCTGCATGCTGAGACTCCAGCGCCGCGCCGACCCTCTGCTGCTCGCCATAGGCCCGCAAGGTGCTGCGGCGCTGTGTGTTGCCCAACTCCAACGCCGCCTTGGTCTGGGCCTTGAACAGATCCAGCTCCCGCCCTTTGGCCTGGAGCTGGTCGATACTGCCCTCGACGGTGCGGAATGCTGCATTCAGCGAACCGCTCACGGCGCCGCCGATCAGCAGCCCGAGGGAGAGTTGATTGGACGCCATAGGATTCTCTGTCGGTTGAAAGTGGCTCAGTCACTGAGCCACCAGATCATGCGAGCCAACGGCATAGCCTCGATATCGGCGACGGAGAAATGGAACTCCGCCGCCAGACGCCTGGCCATGCGCTTGTGGTGCTGAACGCTATACCCCGTCGTCCTGCACCAGGCGAAAGTAGGCGGTTTGCAAGCGCCGGTAATCGACCATGGTCAGCCCCTCCAGATCCTTTCGGCCAACCTCGGCCAGGGTCGAGAACAGGGCCAGCTCGCGCTGTGCCTCTGTCTCAGCGCCCTGCTCTTCCGACGCAAGGATGTCACGGACTGTCGGCGCGCGAAGGGTCAGCTTGTCGACCTTCACGCCGTTGACCTCGGCCGTGGAACGCAAGCTGACCGTGGCGCCGGTGGCACGCAATTCCAACCATGCGGGGGTTTTCTCTTTCATATTCACTCCTTAAATGCCCAGCGCTGCGCGCGTTTCAGCCAGTTGGTCGACACCGTTGATAACCCGCAACGGCGCCAAGGGATCGATCTCGAAGACCACGCGGCCGTCGACTTCGAGCTTGTAGTAGGTGACGCCCACCGAATACTTGAATTCGGCTTTTTCTCCAGCCTTCCAATCGCCCGGATCAACTTCCTTGAGGGTGCCGCGGATCGTCGCGACCGCCGCCGTTACCTTGCCTTTCTGCGCCTTGAAGGAGCCGCGAAAGACGCCACGAAACGCTGTGCCATCGGCCAGGCCGAAGAAGTTCAGCGCCTCGCGCCGCACCCCATTGGTGGTGAACGACGACTCCATGCGCTCCAGCCCCATGTCCATGTCGATGGAGCCATCCATGCCGCCGGCGCGGAACTCGTCGGTCTTCACGGTGACCTTGGGCAGGGTCAACGACGGCACATCGCCCTGGAAGCTGATACCGTCGATGAACAGGTTGGTATTGGTCAGTACCTGCGGAATCATTGCCATTGCGCGCGCTCCTTATGCTGCGTCGAGGACTTCGGTCAGCCACTGGTCGGTGACTTCGACGCGGAAGTTGGGGTTCTCGGCCGGCGGAACGTCGGTGAATCGGATGTTCCAATACACCTTGCCTTGGGAGAGCTGGCTGGCCGTATTCAGGTCGGGGTCGGCGTAGACCTCGAAGTTGATGACCGCGCCCTGGTTCTTCAGGTCGCGCATGAAGGACTCCAACCCCTCGGTCACGTCAGACACATAGGTCTTGGTGATCGAGCGGTCGACCGCCCACTTGTGCCCTGCCAGGATCGCGTCCATCACGATATCCATCGTCCGCACGCGGGTGACGAATGCCCACTTCGCATCCGAAGACAAGGTGCGATTGCCCCACAGGCGGTAGCCGTCATCGCGGATGATCGTGGCGATGTTGGCATTGTTCAGCAGGTTGGCCCGGCAGGTCGGGTCACCGTCCAGATACTCGATGGGCCGCGTGGTACCCGTGATTCCGACGAATTCCTTGTTCGAGGGGCTGGCCCAGAATCCATACTCGGCATCGGTCCAGGCGAACAGACCCGCCACCCAGGCGGAGGCCGGGGCGTCGGTGGTGCTGCTGGTCTCGGTGTTCCAGACCTGCACCCCCGGATCGACCATGTACAGGCGCTTGCTGCCGAAGTTGGCGGCGTAGGCGATGGCGGTCTCATCATCCTTGCCCGGGCCGTCGATGATCCCGATTGCCCGCATGCGGCCGGCCAGGGCGTCCATCGCACTGGCTACTGCCTGCCGTGCGGAATGCCCAGGCGCAATCAACAGCCGCGGCTGAGCGTTGAAACGCGACTTGCCGTCCAGCAGCGCCTCCAGGCCGGTACGCTCGCCGGTACTGTTGATGCCGCCGATGATCGCGCTGGCCTGCTCTTCGGGCGTGCCCGCCGCTTCCACACCGACCGCCACGATGACAGCTTGGGCGCGCATGTAGATGGCCTCGCACGCAGCGTAGATCGGCGAGCCGATCCCGAACGCCGCTGCCGCTTCCTTCTTGCTGCTGATCAGGACCGGCACGTTCGGCTTGGCGGTCGCTCCAGCTCCCGGAGTAAACACGTCACACAGACCGATGATCGAGCTGGAGGGCAAAGCAATGGTCCGCGCGCCCACGTCCACATTCGTTACCGTGACGCCATGGAAAAAGCTCATTGGTAGATCTCCTAGAATGAAAAACCCCGCACAAGGGCGGGGTTTAGTTGGTGCCTTCTTCGGCCAGCCAGGCAGGCGGCGCCGGCCTGGAGGCGGGGTCGGGGAATGCCGGGTCGTCCGGCCAATTGCGCAGGGCCGCGCGATAGTTCATAACCTCTACGAACTGCTCAGGTTTGAGAGTGGTGTCATTGCCCAGGTCGCGCTCGTCACGATGCCGAGCCACCATGCCATCGGTCTGTGCAAGTTGAGCGTCACGCCAGGCCCGAGCCTTCGTCCGCCGCTCCGCCTCGGTGAGGGGTGGCGGATCGACAAGAACCGGCTGGCCGGAGGCGTCAGCAGCGATCCGCATCCCGGCCTCCTGCCCGGCAAGCAGGTGCAGATAGTGTTCATTGCTGACGGGCACCGCATCGGCCGGCCAGCCCTCCCCGGTCTCGTACACCTCCCGCAACGCCACGGGATAGAACACCCGCGCGGACGGCGAGAAAACATAGTCGCTAGCGCTCATCGACCGAATGCCTCCCAAAGCAAAACCGCCTGTAGCTGATACCCGTTTTCCAAAGTTGCACCTGTCGTCGACTGGCTATAGAACGACGTGCTCGCGTCGGCTCCCGGGTGGAAGTTCGCAGTTTGGCCAGCGAATCCGCCCAAGCAGACATTCGGGAACGCGATGGGGAAGGTGATCGCCGCGGTACCATCACCAGGCACAGTCACCCGGCCCCACTGCCGGATGTAACCCGTATCGTTGTCTCTCCACCAGCCGCTGGCTCCCAGCGAGGCGGTCGCGATAGTCCCGGCACCGATGTTGCTACGCGCCGTCGCGGCATTGTTCGCCCCAAGGCCGCCCCGAGCCAGCGGGAGGATGCCAGACGTAATCTGGCCTGCGTCATGGTTGTGTCCCGATGGAGGGAAGGTCGCGGGCTTTCCTGGCAGCGAAGACCAGTTGTACTCCGACTTCGCCACGTAGTTGCCCGGGTTGAAGTTGCCGGAGTCCCATGCGCGGAACCAGGCTGACCACGATCCGTTGTAGCGGCAGCGCCAATACACGCCGCCGGCGGCGTAGCCACGATAGCTCTGATAGATCATCGAGGAGGTTGGAGCATGCACTGTCAATATGCCGGCCTCGCCCACCGGATAGTTCGCTCCGTTCTGTGCGTTAGCGCTGAACGGTTGATGCCACCACCCCGAAGCAATCACTGAATCCAAGTTGACGCCGCCACCCAGGACGCCATCCGGCGCATGAGCGAACGCCCCTCCCAGATCGCAGCGGACCCATGCCGACCATTCCCGCTTATTCGGGTCCGTCGTGGCTGTGGAGGAATAGGCGTATCGCACATACATATCGGCGACACCCGCATACCCTGCCGCAATCTGAACAGCGTTGCCCCCCACGGTCGGATAGAACATCGTTTGAATGTAGTAGTACCGATCCGCCACGGGGCCATTCGCATGCCTGGTCAGCACCAGCGGAAGGACTACGGAGTTGGGATCCACGCTCGTATGCACGGCGGTGGCCAACCCCTGCGATACCAAAGGCAAGCGTTCAAGATCAAGCTGGCCGGTCGCAATCTTCGAGGCATCCAACGCGGGAATATCCGCTGCGGCGAGCTGCGCCCCGCCGGTGACCAAGCCCTTGGTGTTGACGCTGACCTTCGTATAGGTTCCCTCCCCAACGCCGGTGTTCGCCAGAGCTAGCGAGAGGCTTGCATTCGCGCTGCCATCGAACGATGCTTTACCGGTTCCGTCACCCACCACGGAGATAGTGCGCGGAGTGGCGAGTTTCACCGCCGTGGCGGCCTGGCCAATGGTGTTGCCAGTACCGCCCCGAGCCACAGGCAGAACTCCCGAAACGATTTTGCCAGCATCCAGGGCCGGAATATCTGCCGCAGAAAGCTGCGCCCCGTCGGTGACCAGGCCCTTCCCGTTCACCGTGATCTTGGCATAGGTACCAGCAGTAACCCCCGAATTCGCCAGGGTCAGCGCTACAGCCGCGTTGGCACTCCCGTCGAACGAAGCACTCCCCGTAGCGTCCCCTGTAAACGACAGCATGCGCGGATCGGCAAGCTTGGTGGCAGTCGCCGCGTTGCCGGTAATCGATGCCGGCAACTGGCTGGCAGCGTTGAGCCGCAGCAGCTTGTTCGGCGCCGGCGCTTCGACAGCATCGCTCTTGGCCAGCGCGTCGGTAATACCGTACCCGCCCAGGGTGGTAGGGTTGCTGCCGCTGGTGGCGCGCCCCTTCGCGTCGACCGTGAGGCTGCGATAGGTGCCGGCGGCGATGCCTGTCAGGCTCAGCGAGAGCGGCAGCGTAATCTTACCGTCGCTACCTCGCTTCATCTGTCCAGTCGCGTCGGTGGTCGCGCGCACTTCCAGAAGGGCATTTTGCAGATCCGCCACCGTCGCGGTGACCACGTTCGGGTCGATCAGCAGATCGACCGTTTCCGCATGACTGAACGCGATATGCAGGCGCACCGTTTGCGTCCGGCCCGACCCCTCGTTCACCAACGGCTTGTAACTCGGCGCGCAGTTGGCAACAGCGATCATGTCGCCATCGGAGTCCTCCAGTCCCAGCTCACGCATCCACCAACCGCCCACGTCCTGCGGCAAGATGGCCTCGGCGATCAACACGCTGGGATTGTTGTCAGCGGCTACCAGGCGGTTCAACTTGACCCGATAGCGCTGCCGAACGAGTTTGGTTTGCGAGGGGCTGGGTACCGGGTCCGGCGTCTGGCCGGGCGCACCGCCCGCGTCACCGATCAGCATGTGGGTGATGTTCCGTCGCAAGCCGCCGGATGCAGCCTCGACCTGCTTGGCGGCCCCCTTGTCGGTGAGGAAGCCCCCGTATTGATTGGTGCTCATGGAATGACCCTCGGGTATACATCCAGAATGTCGCCATCGATGGCGACCACTGCGGTGAAGGTTTGAAGCTTGGGCTCGAAGCGAATGTCGAGCCCGACGATATGGCGACTGACCGGCCGCGCGTCATCCAGCAGGCGCTCCACCTCGCGATAGGTGGTTTCAGTGATACCGCCGCTGCTCACGCCAACCTCGATGGAGAACGTGCCGGGCTCGCCGGGCGGGTCGGTCTGCCACCACTCGGTCACCGTCAACAGGTAGCCAATGGGCTCGACCACCCGACGTAGCGCGCCGATAGTGCCTTTCCTCGCGTGGATCTCGAAGGCAGAGCGGATTGCTGCCCGCTTTGTCGGCACCGACCATTCGTTGTCCCAGCGATCCACTGACCAGGCCCAGGCCAGCCACGGCAGGATGTGTTCCGGGCAGGTATCGGGGTTGACCAGCAGCCGCAGAGGCACGTCCGTTTCTTCGTCCGTCGCGAACTCCAGGGCGCGCTCCAGATCGGTCGCGTTGCTCGGTAGCTGACTCATGCGTCCCCCTGTACGACCTTCACGGACGTGCAGTAGGCCGCCTGAGCCTTGGTCGGCACGATATCGACCCAACCGTTCAACACCACCTTGCGAACGCCGGTGATATGCAATTGGGCGTCAATCGCCGACCGGGACACCTCGACACCCAGGCGACGGCGCGGATTGATCCAGGCGTTTATCCGACGCTGGCACTCGGCAAGAATCGCCTCGTTCTCCGACCCGACGCCCTCCATGTACACCACCGCATCGATGCTGTACGGCAGCACCTCGGCGCTCTGCACCGTCAGCCGGTCGCCGACCGGCCGGATATCCTCATCACTCAGTCGGGCATAGACGGTATCGAGCAACGCCTGATCGGCGATCCCCTGCCCTTCGACGTGCAACACGGTAACCACCACCTCCGCCGGCCTGGGGCTTTCGGCCGTCGCGTCCCCGACCAGGGCCGACGCACTGCGCGCGTGCAGGATGTAGCTGGACCGAGGCCCTGCGGTGGTCAGGCCTTCATAGGCTAGCTGTACGCGCTCCCGCAACGCGGCGTCGTCCTCCATCACCCGCTCGGTCGGCGGAACCGCCGACTCGTCGGCCTCCCGTATCACCAGACGCTGTAGCTTGACGTTCGCCGCCAATTGGTCGAGGTCGCTACCCTCGGCATAGGCCAGCAACAACGCCTTGGCCGCTGAGTTCACCCGAGCGCGGTTCTGCATTCGACGGTAGGCCGCCTGTTCGAGAAGCTTCACCACCGGGTCGCTTTCCAGCGCCGCGTTCCACTGGTCGCCCATGTAAGCCCTGAAATCCGCCAGCTCCTCGGCATATACCGCCTCGAACTCCAACGGCTCCAGCACTTCGGGCGCCGGCAGTGAGGCCAGATCCACGGTACTCATGCGCTGACCTCCAGCATTACGGAGTCACCCAGGTACACCCCGGCCAACTCCAGATCGATCCGCCCACCCATGACCGCCACCACCCGGACACGCTCCAGGCGCAGCCGAGGTTCCCACCGGCCAAGCGCCCGCGCGACCTCGGCCTGCACGGCACTCTTCCAACCGTCGTTCACCGGCAGATCGACCAAGCGTCGCAACTTACTGCCGTACTCCGGGCGCATGCGCCGGGTGCCCAACGGGGTAGTCAGAATGTCCTCGATGGATTGCTTCAAGTGGGCCACGCCGGAAAGCGGCTGCCCGGTCCGTCGATCCAGCCCAATCATCGATCACCCCTACTTACGAACGAATTCCGCGCGAGCCACCAACCACTCGAACACCTCTTCAGTGTCGGCGACGACCTCGCTATTGCGCACCTGCACCGTCACGCCGCCGGGCATGATCAGCGTGCGCTGTCGGTAGGCCTGATCGATGAACGTCACCGGCAACTCGGGCGTCGGATGGTCTTGAACCGGCGCCTGGACGGCTTCCGCTTCTTCAGTCTTGGCTTTGGCCATTGGCCCCTCCAGAAACGACAAAGCCCGCACAAGGCGGGCTCAGCGTTGGGTTATGTTCAGTGTGTGTGATGGTTGCTGTTGCCGGTGGTGTCCATGATCGAGCCGCCGCTGGTGATATTGCCGGTGACGTGCAGCGTGCCGGCCACCGTGACCTTGCCAGCCAGCAGGATCTCGTCGGCCTGGACGGCTACCTGACCCGGGGTGACGGTGACCGAGGCGCCGCCAACGGTCGTCGTGCAGGTACCTGCCGGGAGGGTCACCGCGTAGCTCTTCGCCTGCCAGTCGTAGACCAGGGAGCCGCCATCGGGAAACCGCCAGACCTCCACGTTCTCGCGGTTGTCGGGCTGGTCGCCGGCGACGCCGTACAAGCCGGGAATGAACGTTCCCATGTCGGCTACGCCGCTAGGGCTGATCAGCGCGCCCTGCTCGCCGAGACTCGGCGCTCGCCAGTGCCGCGCCGTGCCGGCGGCCAGGCTATGCCAGCGCACCCAGCCACTGATCCAAGCCCCTGCCTGCACGCGCACCCGAGCGGCCGCGAGATCCACCGCAGCAACCACGCACGGCTTGATCATCGCGGCAATCATGCGGTCATGTTCCGCTGTCGCGTAGCTCATAGCGGGATATCCTCGGGCGCGAAGTAGTCCCCCTCATGACCGGGACCAGTGTCGGGATCGATGCCGAACAGCAGCTCCTCGCCAGACTCGTCCTTCCAGGGCCACTCCTCGGCCCCTACATAGACCGTTTGCGTCCACTCCACCAGCCAGACACAGAAGGCGTCCAGCTCAGGCTTCGTGTAGTCCTCGCCGGCCTGCACGAACTCGGCTTGCGAAACATCGTCCAGATCCCATGTCTGGTCCCGCAGCAGATGGGCAAGCTGGGTTGCCAGTTGAACGGCCTTGGTGCGGTTCTCCGCGCGCTCCCGGCCTACGACGATCCGGGCCTGCACATGCAAGGTCAGTCCCACCTCGCCAGTGCCCTGGTCGGGATCCTGGCTCGGCTCGAACTCCGACACCTCCAGTAGGATGCACGGCGCTGGCATCCGGTCCTCGATCTGCGTATCGAACGCGATAGAGCGCATACCGGCGAGCGATGCGTTCAGCTCTGTCTCAATCGCTCGGTAGAAGTCGAGCAGCACGAAGTCAGCCACGCGCGCCTCCCTTGGTCAGCTTGTGCAGTTCGTAGGCAAGTTCGCGCTGGGCGAACTCAAGCAGTTTCTGATCAGCCCGCTTGGCCCAGGCATCGAACAGCGGACGCACGTCGTCCAGCAGCACCTTGGCCTTGGCCAAGGGAAAGCGGCCGTACATGTCCGCGTCCATCGAACCCCGGCGACCGTAGGCCATCGATCGAACGTCGCTGGCCGGGTAATCGCTCGGGTCGAAGTGCGGGCTGGCCGTTCGAATCCAGATATCTGGCTCGCCCCCGTACACACGGGCATAGAAGGCCCCGCGATAGGTTCGCCCGGCCACCGTCACCCCCGCCTTTCCCTGACGAGGCCGACCGATTCGGCTGGCCTCGATGGGGTTGATGCCAAACCAGAGCTTGCCCTGGGTACCCGAGCCACGCACCGGATACGCGATCAGCCGCTGCCGCACCGCCCGAACCGCTATGCGCTCCTTCTGGCCGACCGCCCTGGCGATATGCGTCCGCAGCCAACCGAGCGTCTTGTTGATCGCCCGGCGCTGCGCGTTCATCGCCGCCTTCGGGTACGCCGCCGCCAGAGTCGAGAAGGCCGCCATATCGGCGGCCTTCGGCTGGACGTTCAGCGTACCGCCTCGCGCGGTCACCCGATGGGTGGTACCGATAGCCATCAGTCCCTCCTCAGCAGCAGCGCGACTAGGCCGGTGCCATCAGGCTCCCGCCGCACGACGATATAGGCGCCGCCGTCTGGCGGAGGGAGATCCACGACGATTCCCTGCCCGACCTCCACGCTCGCCGCATCGCTGGCCAGAACGGTGAACCGCGGCTCACGCAATGGAAGCGGCGCGGTACCCATGCGCGGAGCTTGCCATGGGGCAGTAAACTCCCCCAGCACAGGCTCTGCCCGCCCTTCGAAATGGGCAGGGTCGCCCAGCTCATCGAACAGCAGCGCATCGAGATCAGCGAATCGCTCATGAAAGCGCATGGCTATTCGCCGTCCTCGCCGCTCTGCGCTTGGGCGTGGTCCTTGGCCAGGCCGATAACGCCCGCAGCCAGCAACTCCTCCCGCAGCTCCGCGCTGGCCGGTTCGTAGGGATCGCCCTTCCGATAGATATCGCGCCCGTCCTGCACGCAACCGCTAATGACGATGTACTTCGACTTTGCGGCGGCCATGTCACACCACCTTCGCGAACAGGAAGGCATCCGGCTCCAGCAGGCCGGACAGCGCAGCAGCCTGGAGCTTCACCCAGCGAACGCTCGGCTCCTTGGTCGTCCAGCTCTTCGGGAAGCGCGACGCCTCGACCAGACCACTCTCGATGGCGTCGAGATCCTGAATCGCCCCGTACAACATGGCGTTACGGGTGTTGGTCGAGCCAAGGATAATGCCGCCCGCCGAAATCATCGGCTGCTCATTCTTGTCGCCATCATCGGGCACGTACCACTCGTCGTAGCCGTAGATATCCACCCCCGGATCGTTGAGATAGCCGAGGTAGGTAACGCCATCAGGCAGCTCCTCGGGCTTGATCATGCCCAGGTCGACGCGACGGGTGTTCAGCTTTTTCATGACGCTTTCGTCGTTCTGGAACGCATCCAGGGCCTCGCCGCTGAACACTGAGGCGTTCGCCGTGCGCCCGGAATCCTTGGCAATGAGGCGCTTCCAGGTCCGAAGATCGCCAATCGGATCGGCGCCACTGGTCCCCCACTTTCCGGTGGCAAGCGTCACCTTGTGGGTATCTTCCATCTGGAAGTCGATAACATCATCGACGCCCTCGCCCTTCACGTTGAGACGGCCGCCGCTGAGCACCTGAGCACACATCCACTCTTCACGACGGGTAATCTCGTCGTCGAGATCCGCCAGATCCTTGCCCAATTGCTCGCCGGCCCGCTGGAGCGCGGACTTGGTAGCGAACGGATTTTCGCCAGGCGAACGTTTCAGGATCAGCTCCGCGGTGGTCTCACGCTTGGGCTGGATGTACGGCGGCTTGTAGGTGGTGCTCCGGTAGCCGGAGCGCAGCGACAGGCTCCCCGGTAGGCGGGGATGCACGAACGGAGCCATCTTGCGGGTGCCCTTCACGATATCGATATCCACCGCAGTGGTACCGAAGGTCACCGGGTTGGCGCCATTGAAGAACAGGTCACGCAGGAAGGTACGCGGCCGCACCATCTGCTCCACCGCATCGAGCATCGTGCGGCAGTCGAAAATATCGGTCATCTGGTTGAACTCCTATCAGCGAACGAAGAGGCAGAACGGGCGCAGAGCATCGACCAGGCTGTCACGCCCGTGGCCCTCGCCTACGGTGAGCGCGCCGAAACGCACATCGCCGGTCAGTTGCAGCGGCGCGACCTTGGCACCTGCCGAGGTATCGACGGCCTCCAGCAGAACCGCGCTCGGCGCCTGGGAGCCATCGTCGGCGGCGGCAACCGACAGCTTGTACTCCTTCGAAGCAGTGACCCGGCCCAGCACCGCGCCGCGCTTGAGTACCTGGCCGGCAGCGATCACACCGGAGCCGGTGGCAATGGGGAAATCACCGGCCGCCAATTGGTCCGGGACGTAGGTATTGCGTTGAACTTCGTACATGGCGGATCTCCTTTTAGCGGCGCTTGGCACCGTTCACGATGGCGGATACCGCAGCGCCACGCTCCTTGCTGGCCGCGTCGTCGCCAGCCGGCGTGGAGGCCGAGGCCCCGGTGGAGTCGGCAACGATTCCGGCGAGGGTAATGCCGCGATCAGAGGCAGCCTGGAGCAGTTGCAGGGCGGTCGCTTCGACACTGGTACCGGCTTCGATGGCAGCAGCCACCTCCTTCTCGAAGCCCTTGCTGGCCAGTGCGCTGATGCCCTGAATACGCTTGCGCTCAGCGACAGCCGCGTCGGTACGGGCCGCCTGGATCTCCTCGGCGCCGGCACTGGCCACTTCGATGGTGTTCGGGTCGATGCCGCTGGCCAGCGCCTCACGCAGCTCCGCCGTGGTCTTCACGACTTTCATACTTGCTTTCCTCGGTTGGGTTGCGGCCGGTTTGGCCAGTTCAGTGATCAGGGCTTCCAGGCTGCCAAGTCGGTGCGCGAGGCCGGCTTTCACCGCCGCGGCGCCGACCAGAAGGCCGCCGTAGTCACCCATTTCCGGGATACGTTCAGCAGCCACGCCGAGATTGCGGGCCACCTTGTTCTCGAAGACTTCAGCCAGGGCATCGACGGTCTCGCCGATCTTCTTGCGCCCTTCTTCGGTGGTGACGTCAGGCCGCTTATTCGGGGCGTTGCGACTGACCACCTGGTAGCGCTTCGGCTTGTCCGGTCCATCGGGCTGAACCACCGCTTCAACGATGACGCCGATGCTCCCGGCCATCGCCGTCTCGTCGACAACGATTTCCTCGGCAGCACTTCCGATCCAGTACGCAGCGCTTGCCAGGTAGCCACCGGCATAGGTAACGATCCGCTTGCGCTTGCGCCCCTCGTACACCAGCTCGGCCAGCTCGTTGATGCCGGATGCCACACCGCCCGGGCTATCGATGTTCAGTACGATGCTGCGGACTGCCGGGTCGTCGAGCGCCCGCTGAATGTCCGTGGCCAGCACCTGGGTGCTGGTGGCTCCGCTGATCTCGGTAAACAGGTTCGCGTAACGGAAGATTGGGCCGGTCACTGGCACGATGGCCACGCCGTTGCGAACAGTCACCGTGCGGGCCTTGTTCAGGCGCTCGCCTTCGCGGGTCACCAGCGCTTGGGGGTCACCCATTCGCTCAGCGATGGCCAGCAGGTTCTCCAGATGCTCGGGCAGCATTAGCCAGGGCTGCGATGCAGCCAGCTCGAATGCGCGCATGGTTATTCCTCGTCGTCGGGACCGGGCGCCGGCGGCGCCTCGGTTTCGCGGCCCTTCGGCAGCGTGTACAGGTTGTTGGCGCGGCGCTGCTCGATCTCCCGCAAGCGCTGGTTGAACACCTGCTGCCAGGGCTCGCCAGTCATCGCCGCAGTCTCCAGGGTCTCGTTCGACAGGCCGTACTCGATGCGCTTACCGGCGGCGTTAGCCTCCTTCAGCTCGTCGATGGCGCCACGCGCCGGCCCGATCCATAGCGCCTGGCAGTACGCACGCCGCTTGATCGGATCGTGATAGCCGGGCAGGTCGATCAGGCCGCGCGCCACCGCTTCGTCAATCACCAGCTCCCGGCTCGGTTGGCAGAAATCGCAGGTCAGCCACCAGCGGCGCAGACTGTAGAATCGCCAGGCTTGCAGCATGGCGGCCCGCGCAGCGCTGTAACTGGTGCTGTAATGCAACAGCACCTCGTCCGCGGGGATCTCCAGGGCGGCGCCTATCTCCTTGACGACCGCCATGAAGAACGGATCGAACTGCGCATTCGGCCGGGCGGGGTTGGCGACAACAGGCTCTTCGCCCTCGCCCAGGTCAACCACCGCCCCCTCGCCCAGCTCCAGGGCCGGTGCTTCGTCGTCGGTGGAGGCACTACCACCACCGTTCACCAGGCCCGTCATCGGCAGGCCGCCGGCGTTGTTGTAGTCGGAGCCCTTCTTGATGAACACGGTGAACATTGCCGAGATCACCGCCGCCATAAGCTCGGCGCTGCTGTAGCGCTCCAGCTTCTGCAACGGTTCCAGCACCGGCGCCAGGTACGGCGCGCCGCGCTTCTGGCCGGGCCGCTCCTTGTCCGACATGACGTGCAACACCCGGCGCCGTCCGGTCTGCGCACCGAATGCCGGTAGACGCTGCCAGGTTAGCGGCCCGGCAGTCGGCAGGTCGTTCGGATAGCCCGAGCAGACGTGATAGGCAACCGGTGCGCCGAGTCCGTTGGACTCGATGCCATCGACCAGCCCTGCGCTATCCAGGCCGTGCCCGGGATTGCAAACGCGCTCGGCTTCGATCAGTTGCAGGCGCGTGCCGAAGATGCAGCCGGGCCGCTCCTCGTAGGGGGTTGCCACCAGCACATCACCGCCGACCAGCGACGACACCAGGGTCAGCGCCTGGAGCTGGTAGTGGTTCAACGTCGCCTCGGCATCGCACTCGGCTGGGCTGTCGGCGTAGTGGTTCCAGATCCAGTCCAGTTGCGCATTCAGCCGCTCCGCTTCTTCACCGGAGATCCCGAGCGCCTGGTGGTCGACCTGCGCCCGGCAGACCAGCCCCGTACCGACCACGTTCGTGCGCAGGCGCATCACGACAGCCCGCGCGATCAGGTGGTTACGCAGGGCATCCCGAGAACGGGCGATCAGCATATTGCGCTCGCCGCGGTTCAGGTCTCGACGAGGACTGCCCAGGCCAGGGATCCAACTGGCCATACTGCGGAGCATGCGTGAAGCTCCCCGCCAGCGCGTTTCCGTGCCACCGCCGCCCCCCTGCGCCATCGGCGCCGAGGGACGGGCCGCCGCCTTGGCCAGACGGAGGGCTTCGCGCATCAGTTGTTGCTCGGGTGAGCGTCGGAAAAAGCCCATGGTCAAATCTTCAGGTAGTAAACGCGGTTACGACCCCGCCCGTGCTGGGCGGCCTCTTCCTGAGCGGCGGCTGCGGCGTACTGTTGTTCAAGCATCCGCAGAGACGCCAGCTCGGCTTTGTAGACCTCGCGCTCGCCACGCTTCAGGCGCTGCCCCTTTGACAGGACGTCAGATATCGCCGCCCGGACTTCCTCCAGGCGCTGTTTCGCTGTGGTCATGATTTCCCTCAGTCAGCCGACCCGGCTGCGTGTACCGCGACCGCGCGGCACCGCCCGCTTGGGCATTGGTGCCACGGGCTGGTCGCCACTGAACAATGTGGGTTGCCGCACCTGGCGCTCCAGGGCATCCCATTCGTCATCCCGCAGAAGGTGGGTTTTCAGGCTGCGCGCGGCATGCAGGGCATACACCTCGCAATCCAGCGCCTCGTTACGCCGACCCGCCTTCTTCTGCCAAATCATCTTTGTGGGAATCCGCGGGTGCGGCGCCAACACCTCGTTGGTGAACTGCTCGAAGTAGTCTTGGCGGATATCGGTGTACCAGTGCATCCGCCCCGCCCCAGCACCCACCAGGCGCACACGGGAGTCGAGCAGGGTCTTGGCCTTGTGCGTGCCGACGATGTACACCCGCAGGCCGTACTTCGCCGCCTTGGTGTTGTCGCGGGCGGTATCCACTGAGGCAGACGGCCGGGAGAAAATCTCTTTCTCCAAGCTATCTCGGGAGGCCCCCTTGATCGCCATGATGTTGAAGCGCTGGCGGTCCCGGACGTACGCGTAGACGGCGTGGTTGGTGTTCCCGTCAGAGCTGTCGATGCTCACCGCCGATATAGCCAGCTCGCCGCCGCCCTCCATCGGGATCGGCTTTGCCAGCAGCGCATCCAGTTCAGACCAGACCCCATCGCTGGGGTCGGCCGGATTGCCGCGCAGCTCGTTCCAGAACAGACGCCAGGACTCCTCCCCACGCCCCCAACCGACGACAATCACCGCCAGGCGGTCGCCTTGTACGTCCACCCCTGCGGTAGCCAGCAGCACGCCAGCCGGTGCCGTCCATTCGCCGTAAGCCTCGGCGCGCTTCACCAGCTCCTCGATCCCAGGCGCATTGCTCTTGAACTCGTAGCTTTCACCCTTCGAGCTGTTCACGAACGCGATCATGGGGCCGATGTTGCCCTGGGCGGCGGCATGCTCAGCCTGGAGCCACTTCTCCATCAACGCCTCGAAGCGCGAGCCATAGAACGTCGCGATCAGCTCGTTCATGTCGTAGCCCGCGATACCGCGGAACTCAGCCGTCGCCACCCAGCGCCCATGCTGTAGGTTCGCGTTCTTCTGCGCGTCGTCCCACACCGACCCGCAGTGCGGGCAGGCGTAGTAGGCCAGCTCGGGGCGCTTGTGCCCGTACACTTCGTGATACTGCGTCGGATCTTCCGGACAGTGCAGGTGATCGAAGCTCAGCTCGTGTTCCTGGCCGCAGTCGTGGCAAGGAACCATGGCAATGCGCTTATCCGACAGATCGTACTCAGCATCGATGGCCGACAGCCCCTTGAGCGTCGGCGTGCCACCGATGATCACTTTGGATCGCCGGTAGGTCTTCAGCCGCTCCTTTGCCAGCTTGATGCTATCCCCCTGCCCTCGAAGGTTCAGGTTGCAGTCGTCGGGCTCTTCGACGCAGACACGGGGAACCGGCGTTGACTTCACGCTGGAGGGGCTATTGGAGCCGACAAGCTTCAGGAAGCCGCCGGGGAAGCGCTTGAAATCTTGCCGCTGTTGAAGCTTGCGGCTGCGCAGATCGATTTTCTTGCGCAGCCTCTTTGTCGCCAGAATCATCGGCTCCAACTTTTCACCGACGTATTGCTTGGCAGCTTCGGCCTTCGGGAACAGGATCAGAATCGGCGAGGGGTCAAGATCGATCCACTTGCCGAGGGCGTTGCCCAGTACACCCGAGGTCCATGCAACCTGAGCACTCTTGCGCCCGACTACCTCGGTCACATTCGGATCATCCAGGGCTTCCAGTGGGCCGCCCGGCCAGACCAAATGTGGGGTCACCTCAAACCGATACTCCCCAGGCTTAGCGGCTTCTTCGGGTGATAGCTTTCGATATTCTCGCGCCCAATCTGCAATGCTCATCCGCGGCGGCGGCGCCCACTTACGAGCAACTCTGCGAACGGCGCTAGTCGCCGTCTTCTTCAAAGCCTTCCTCAGCGAAGGCGTCGTCAGTATCCCCGTCTGACGGGGCGTCATCGGGTTCATACTTGGCCAGTTTCCTTAGAATGTCTTCCAGCGGCTCGCGGATCAGGCTTTCGTCAATCTCGATGCCATACCGAGCCGATAGCGAAGCTGCCACCGAGTCGGGGTAGGTATGGAGGAGTTCCACCTTCGCCGCAGTAATCATCGCTTCGTATTCCGCGGCGAGATCCGCCACCGCAACTACCAGGCCAACGTCCTTGGCTAGTGCTACTTCCTCGCGGTCGGCGCGCAGCCTGTCCAGGCGATCTCGCGCTGATTCCTTCTTGCCGTTGAGGGTGGCGACCTGCACAAGCCAGCCGATCACGTCTTCGGTGTCGTACTCGTTCTCGTTCCCGCGCCCAAGCCCAACCGACACCACCGGCATTCCCTCACGCTGCCACCGGCTCAAGGTGCGTTCGTCGCGCCCGACGATCTCGGCCAGGTCGGCTTTCGTCACTCTGCGACCCATGCTAACCCCTTGAAAAGACAGACATTCCTGTAGAAATCACAGCTAGAGGGAAAACGCGAGTCCGCGTACCCGTATAGGGCCGGGGACTGGGGAAGGACCCAAAAAATCGGGATTTTCAGGGGGGGCTGGCCGGCCCGCCCCGCTGCTCATCGCCGGCCGGCGGCATCCCGGCACGCCGGGCAAGCCAGCGCGTGTAGAACCCCGAGGTCACATCGGCGCCGAGGCACGCGACCACGCTACCGAGCGCGGCGGCAACCGGCAGCCCCGCACCGCTCGCCGTGGCGAGCAACACCGAGGCCAGGCCGAACACCACCGACGCCCCCGAGCGCAGCAGGACACGTTTCAGCAGATCGCTGACCGTCAGCCCTGCCGCCTCGGCGCGCCACAGCTCCCCGGACAGGCCGGCCATCGACACCAGCACGAACAGCCAGGTCGGGATATCGCTCAGCGTCTGCTGAACGTCGTTCTCTGTCGCCATGTTCACCTCGGTCTGAGTAGGCGGCCCGTCCCTGGACCCGACACCCCACCAGGGAGGCAAAGGCGCCGAAGTCGAGCCAATAAAAAACCCGGCACGATGGCCGGGTTCCGATGATGTGGAGCGTGTGCCTCAGTGGCGCACCTCTACGAGAGTGCCTACTTTTTACCCCTTCAGTTCGGTGGCAGCAACCCCGTTTCATTGCCACCTTGCGAATATCCCATGAACGCCTGGGCAATCCCTGGCGAATACTCGGTGAATATCTGCCTACGGTTATCAAGCGCCTCCGGCGCTGTCCTACTGGTCAGTAGGTGGGTCAGCAGGTGGGACAGATAACCCATTGTTTTATATGGCGTTGTCCTACTGTCCCACTTGTCCTACTACTTTCTACGCATATAAGAGAAGAATAATAAGAGCGCACGCTACGCGCGTGCGCGCGATACGCGCCTATGTGCGGGCGGGTGTGTGAAAGGTGGGACAGTGGGACAACCCCAGCAGCGACGGGGCTTTGCGCTGTCCCGCCTCGAAAAACGAAGCGGGACAGAGTAGGACGGTGGGACAGCGCCCGGCCAAGTCAGGCCGCCCGCCGCAGCAGGATTTCAGCAATGGCCGCATGGGCCAGGTGCAGGCGCTGGTAATACTGGGTTCTACCGCACCCGCACGCTTCCCATTTCATCGGGTCCGACATGTCGTAGTCCGTGTAATGCAACCGCACCACCCGCTCGATGGGCGGCGGAAGATGCTTGTTCACGATCAGCTCAATGTCCGCCGTGCGATCCAGAGGACAGCGAGCCCCCGCTGTGGAGCGAGTCAGATTTCCCCTGGTCGCCATCAGCATAGCAATCACATTGCTCCCGCCGCTAGCGTTGCCGGCAGAGCCGACGCCATTCGGCGGGTGCAGCTCGGCGGCCCAGGTCCGTAGCATCTCGTCAATTGGCTTGATCAAAATGCGGCCTCCTTCTGCGTCGGCTGTCCCTTCCACGACGGCGGCCGCTCGTAGCCCCACGGTCGCACCGGCGATTTACCGGATGCGGGCAGGCGTCTGCGCCGCCAGCCCAGACGATGCATGATATGGCCTACTCGCATCTGCTCCGGCTTGCCCCAATGCCCGAAATCGAGGTTGAGCGCTCCCCCCAGCAGGTCAGCACTGGTGACGGTCTCGCCGACGTATCCCTCCAGCCAACCGATCAGCTTGTGCTCCCATGCGTCGACGGTGTAGCGCTTGTCCTGCTCCTCCTCGAACAGCGCGCGCTCTTCACGCGAGACCCACCACTGATCCCCGGCGCGGTAGCAGAACAGCGCTTCGGCCCATAGCTGGTCCCGGATCTCGCGCAACAGGTCAAGATCCACCTTCGTGCAGAGTACCGGCCAGTATCGCCGGTTGCCGGTCGTGTCCTTCAGGTACTCGTCTTGGTTGGTCGTACCCACGAAAACACACTGTCGTGGCACATCGCGGGTTCTGCGGCCGTAGCTTTCGCGGAAGGTGTCGACCGAGGCCGAGAAGAATTGCTTCGCCTTCGTGCTGTCGGCTTTGTTGAAGGCATCCAGCTCGCCCAGCTCACTGATCCACTTGCCGCGCAACATCTGGAACGTCTCTTTGTCACCGAGCACGAACGGGGTATCCATGAACCACTCGCCGCCCAGCACCGACATGGCGGTGGACTTGCCTTCGCCCTGCAACCCTTCGAGGATCAGCACCGTATCCATCTTGCAGCCCGGGCGCATAACACGCGCAACAGCGCCGATCAGCCAGCGCTTGCCGGCCTTCATCGAGTACGGGGTCTCCTCCACACCCAGGGCCCTGTTCAGCCAATGCTCGAGCCGCGGTGTACCGTCCCACTCCAGGCCTTCAAGGTACGCCCGCACCGGGTGAAAGCTGTTCTTGCTGGCCACCACCGACACCGCCTCCAGCACCGGCGGTACCTTCGTCAGCAAGCCGTACTGCTGGGCCAGCCACTCGCACGCCAGCATGTCGTCCAGATCCGTCCATTCCCCCGTACCACCACCATAGGGCGGCGTCCGCAGCTTCATGGTCTTGGCGCTGAACTCGTCGTAGCCGAGCACTCCGTGCCAGCGCTCATCGTTCTGTAGGATCAGACTGATGTTCACCATGTGCGCCGCCAGGCCGCCGCCCTTGATCCGCAGAAGGCAGTCACGCCAGCCACCCTCAGCGGGTGGCCGGACTACCGCCATGACCTGGGCGCGAACCACTTCCAGCCCCTCGGCACAGTGCAGGTCGTTGAAGTCAGTCCAGCCCTCCTCGCGCTCGCTGCCGAAGCGAGGGAGCACGAACTGGCCGCCAAGGATCGTGGCGGCGTTCTCCGCAGCCTGAGCGCCCGGATTCCAAGGCGACCCGTCCTGGCGGGTGGTCTTCCAGTCGTCATCGCCGCAGAAGATCAACGGCCGAGACGGATACTCGGTCTGCATCGCCTTGCCGACCGGCAGCAGGTTGCCGGCATCGAAGGCAATAGCCACCGCACAGCCCGTCGCCATATGCAGGCTGACGCCGGTCGCGTACCCCTCAGCGATCAGCACCGGCTCGCCGGGCTCGGGGCGCGGACCGATCAGGCAGAACGCTCCTTCCTTCTGCATGCCGTAGGGCCAATAAGCCTTGTCCCGGCCGGTATCGGGCTGCTTCTCGGGGTAGATGATTTGCAGCCCCACCAGCCCCTTGAGCGTCCGCATGGGCACCATGAAACGCCCGCCGTAACCGTAGCGGCCGCCGATCCCTACGATTTGCTTGCGGTCGAGATACGGCGCCTTGCCCTTCTCCGATAGCCGTTCCCACAGCCGCGCTGCGCCCTGGGCGGCACGCTGCGCGGCATAGGCGGCCTTCGCCGCCGCCTTGCGCTTGGCCTCTTCCTGCCGCGCGTGCATCAGCTCGCGCTCCTCGGCAGTCAAGCGAACACCCTTGAGCTTGAATTTCTCGTTGAGATCCTGCCGCCAGTTGCCGAAGCGCCCGAAATAAAGGGTCTTGCCGCTGGCAGTGGTGTATTCATGCAGGACGTACCAACCAGTTGCCTCCCCGTTCCGGTCGCCCTCAACCTTGCATCGCACCAGCTTGCCGAATATCCAATCGGGGCTCCGCTTGGTGAAGGGCTCGATACCATGATCCCGAAGCTGATTCAGCACTTCGTCCAAGGCTTCGTTACTCACCGGCGCCCCCTCCGCTCGTTGAAGGACTGGCATTCGATGCAGGTTTGGCACCCCGGCACAGCTTCGCGGCGGCGCGGCGGAATCGGCTCACCGCAGCACTCACACTCATGAGCCGATTCGCCAACCGCGACCAGCGCACGGGCAGCCAGTGCCGCCTCCATGCGTTCGAGCACCAGGTCATTGGCGTGATCCGCGATATCAGCCATTGCTCACCTCCCCGCGCTCGGCACCCTTGGTGGTCTGGTGGACGTAGCGGGCACGCTCGTAGAGGCCGACCGCCGCGCGGATGATGCTCATCGCCAGCTTTTGGGTTTCCGCCAGCTCGGCCGCGTCAATGCGGCCGTCCTCGATATGGCGCGCGATGGTGGTCGCTGCGTTGGCCGACGTGTGCAGGATCTCGCCGGCGCCGGCAATCAGGCTGGCCGGCACATCCTCGAACTGAAGCGGCGAAACGAAGAACCACAGGCTGTCGCCCAGCTCGGCATGCAGAGCGTCAAGCACTACCGCCCGCCCCTCGGCCGACACGTACCGCAGGAAATCGAGCACGTCGTAGATGTTGAGGATGTGGCTGGGATGGTTCGGATCGAACTTGTGGGCCGTGGTCGAGACATTGCGGCCGGTGGAGTGTGCGAAACCGGTAATGCCGCCGTGGCACATCCGCTGATTGCGGGCAACGAGGTTGAGCGCTTCGCCCAGGGGAAGCACCTCGCGGCCCATGCGGTCGAACTGATCCGCGAACGAGGGTCGGGACATGGCAATTATTCCTTGATACTGCCAGTGCCACGGAGCCATCAACCGGGTTAGAGTAGGCGCCGTGGTCACATTGCATGGTGGTCACAAGGCAGATGGCCGCTCTGTGGTGGAAACGCCAACTGCCACGATGGCCGGGTGATCGGCATCCCTGATCACCCGACCGTTACAGCCAGCAGCTCTGTGGTGGAGAGGCTGGCAACCCCGAGGCATCCGTGCCCCGGGTCTGGGAAGCTCGGCCGGCTGTGGTGGTACTTAGCGTGCTGCTCCAGCCGGCCTGGCTCCCCTCCCCCGGTGGTGGCGAGGGATTAAGCTGCTTTCCTAGAGTGCTTCGCTGGAAGCGGAAATAGATCCGGCAGGTCCGGCCGTAATTCGTGTGCGGCAACAGCACCTTTGCATGCTCGCACTACAGCAGGCACACGCTCAGCAGGCACCCCGCGCTTTTTCCACTGGGAAACAGCCATCGGGCTAAGCCCCATTGCTTGCGCGAGTGCCCGCCCACCTCCAGCAGCGTTAATTGCCTTTTCCAATGCAGATTGATCCATAAACGCACCGTTTTTTTTCGCATTCGTGGATACACATTACGTTTATTTAAACGCAATGTCTACCCCTGTAAACTCTGAGTTTATGAGCACATCCGGCACCAGATTGCGCAGCCTCCTCGATGAGAGAGGAATCGCCTATAGCGAGTTCGCAGCAACGCTAGGCGTTGAGCCCCAACACATCAACAATTGGTTCAAACGCGGGATCCCAAAGGCCCGCGTTTTCGCTATTGCTGACGCACTAGCCGTCAATCCCCGCTGGCTGAGCGATGGAACAGATAGCGAACCCCCATCGGACTCTCTATCCACAGGCGGTGAAAGCTCTCTGCTCTCGCCCCTCGAGCCCTGGGATGACAGAACGCCCCTAGATCCGGACGAGGTTGAAGTGCCGCTGTACAAGGAAGTTGAGCTATCCGCCGGCGCAGGCCGAACGGCGGTGCGCGAGATCAAGGGAAGAAAGCTGCGATTCTCCTACGCCACGCTTCGAAACGCCGGGGTCTCCCCTTCAGCGGCGTTCTGCGCCACGGTCAGCGGCAACAGCATGGAGCCATTGATAATGAATGGCGCCACCATCGGTGTGGACAGGAGCGCAACCCGCATTCTGGACGGCGAAATCTATGCCCTCGAACACGACGGAATGCTACGAGTGAAATACCTGTATCGCCTGCCAGCGGGCGGTATGCGCCTGCGGAGCTTCAACACAACAGAACATCCAGACGAAGAATACTCAGCCGAACAGATCGAGACCCAACAGATCCGAATCCTGGGCTGGGTGTTTTGGTGGTCGACGCTCCGAAAAAAGAAAGGCCTTGCCTTCGACCAATAAACAAAATAAACAAAACGTATTGACCAGACTTTAAACAATGCGTTTAATTACCTCGACTCTCCACCACAGAGACGAGGTAACACCATGCAACGTTCCGCCACGGTACATGTCCACCCGGCCTGTACCTCCTCCCCCCAGCAGATCCAACGCCTCCAGGCCGACACTGGCTGCCTTGTCGTCATCTTCAACGGCAAAGCCCAGCTCGTTGCCAGCCGTACCCCGGGCCGCCGTCATGCGGTAACCGCCACCTCCCCGTTTGGAGGTGACGCGGCATGACCTACGCACTCCGCCAACCATCCTTTGTGCGGCTCAAGGCTCAACTCAGCCTCAATGGCCGTTTCAACCACGCCCTCTACGACGCCGAAACCCGTCAGGCAGTCCACGCCACTCTTGACATTGAGCGCGGCGCTGAACAGGTCCACGTCGTCGTTCGAATGGGCTCCACGCTGAATAGCCTGGGCCTCCCGGTCGACGCCCCTTCCAACGCCAACACCGTGGCCGACTACCTCGAGTCCATCGCGAATGGCCGCTTGGACACGGCGGACGACACCCCGGCTCGCCGCCGTTTCGACCAGGCTGCGTAGGGGGCCGCGATGAAAGACTTGTCCCTGCACCAGGCCGCGCAGCGCCTCGGCCTGAGCCGTCCCGAGCTGATCAAGCGAATGAAGGCGGCCGGCCTGCTCGACAGCAGCAACCTTCCAGCCGTACCGGTCCGCGACCGCCTCTACCTGCGCGCAAAGGAAACGTCCTGGCACCACCCCGAACTCGGCATGCAGTACAGCCACTCGACGAAAGTGCGCCCGGCCGGAGTGGCATGGCTGGCCGACAAGCTCGGCATCCTCCGAGTCTGCCCGCCGGCGGTCCCGGACCGCCGCGAGGTTGGCTGACGAGCCCCGGCCCCGCGAATACGCCCGCCAGATCGTCGCCCTTCGAACCAAAGAGGAACGCAGAGCGGCCCTGGCGCGGGTGCCGGAACACCTACGGGACCTTGTACGAACCCACGTAGAGATCGCCTGGAACCACCCCAAGGGGAACAAATGAACAACGCACGCCGACGCCAACTGCAACTGATCACCGCTCAACTCGAAGAGATCCGCGAGCAGATCGAAACCTTGGTTAGCGAGGAGGAGGAGGCCCTGGACGCTATGCCCGAGAGCCTGCAAGCCAGCGACCGCGGAGCGCGCATGGAAGAGATCGTCGACCAGCTCAACGAAGCAGCCAGCGGCATAGAAGATGCGGTAGCCGTGCTCAACGAGGCCGCCGCATGAGCACTCCTCACGACAACCAGCCCGAGCTTCGCCTCACTCCGGCCCCGCGCCCAGAGACAGTGGAACTCCTCTACCGCACCTTCGGCGACGTACTGATTCCGCTGGAGCAACTGCGCACCAGGTACTTCAGGAACCTCAACGAAGACAGCTTCAGCCTGGCCATCAAGGCCAAGCGGATAGCCCTCCCGCTGACCACCCTGGACCCCAGCCGCAAGGCGCCTTTGTTCGTTGACGTGCGCCACCTTGCGGCCCTGATCGACTCCCGAGCTTGGCAGGCCGACGAGGCATATGCCCGACCCGGCAGCAACGAGTAACCACACCGGCCGCCACCACCGGCCATCCACCACCAATGGAGAAAACCACCATGCATACCCAACACATCATTCTCGCGGCCACCACGCTTGCCGCGCTGCTGATCCTGATCACCACCGCGTACCTAGCCGGGCGCAAGGACAGGAAGAACGCACAACAGCAGGCGATCGACGAGGCGCTTTACCTCTGCCGCGCCTCGCACAGCCAGGAACTGACGGCGCTGCATGCTGATCTGGCCAAGCTGCGCACCAATGCCCAACGCCTGCAACAGGTGATCGATGAGCAGCAGGGAGAGATCAGCGATCAGAAGGAGCTTCGTCAAAGCATCGAAGCCGAGGCCACCGAGAAACTTGCGGATTGGCAGCAGCGCCACGAAGGGCAACAAGCGGAACTGAAGCGCCTGGTGACGGAGCTGGAGACAAGCATCGCGACCAATCATCGGCAGGCTGAGACCGCGAAGCTCCTCCGCGATCAGAACTTGGCCGCCGAAGAACTGGACGCCATCCGCACCGCCAGTCGCCTCCTCAGCGGCCACGCTCGACAGTTCCAAAAGACCGGCACCACCAAGCGCAACGCAGACGCCGAAGCCCAACAGCAGCTCGCCGCGATCCTCCAGCGGCTCGCCATCACGGAGCTGGCCAGCCAGAGCGCAGAAGCTGAAGCGCAGGAGGCGGCATGAACTACTCCAGCCTCTCCACCTACGACCTGCTGAAGCACCGCAGCCACCACGTCGACAGCCTGACCCGCCTGCGCCGCGCCCAGCCGCAGTGGGACGAGGACGCTGCTCGACGCGGGGAAATCACGATGGCCGATATCAGCGACCAGATCCGCGAGATCGATGACCACCTTCGTCCGAGCGGCTGGGAGTCAGTCGACCTCGACTACTCCGGCGACACCGCCCCGATGTGCATGTGAGGCAGCACGATGACTACTATCCCGGCTAGCCGCGTAGCGGCACAAGACCAGGGCGCCGCCCTGGCACACGCCACCCACAGCACCCAAGCCCCGGCCGCGCAAAAGCGCGGCGGCGGCCTGGCACGTCGCATCCAACTGATCGCCATCGCCCAAGGCCGCCAACCGATGCCCGAGGGTGGCGCTATAGAAAGCCACTGCTGCGCAGCAGCAGGCATATTCCAACCCAACCTTCAGCACACGCCGAAGGCACGCATACCCCACGAAAGGCTGCGCCGGGGCGCGAAGCACATAGCCACGCTTCGCTTAATGACTCGCTCGCCCGCGCAGCTTGTCGAGGGGGGAAAGCGCCCACCGAAGCCCACCGATAACGCACTGATCCGCACGCTGTGCGCGCAGATCCGCGAGCAGAACCAAGAGATTGCCGCGCTGCGCATTGCGAACACCGACCTCCTCCAGCGCCTGGAGAAAGCCGAAGGGGGACGGGCATGACCGCTTTCCGTCGCCACGATCTCGCCCAGGCCATCTACCAGGCCCAGCTCCCTCTCGATCTTCGCGAATATCTGAACATCGATCTCTTCGCCGGCGGCGGCGGGGCCTCTGAGGCCATGGAGGAAGCCACTGGCGAGTTCGTCGATATCGCCGTGAACCATGACGACGATGCCGTGAGCATGCACATCGTCAACCATCCGCAGACCACGCACTACCGAGAAGATATCCGCCTGGTGGAGCCTCGGGTGGCAACTCGCGGGCGGCCCGTAGGCAGACTGCACGCCAGCCCCGAATGCACCCACCATAGCCAAGCCCGAGGTGGACAGCCCCGCAGCAAGGAAAGTCGGTCGCTGTCATGGATGATGATCAAGTGGGCAGGCCAAACACGTCCCCTGATGCTCACCATGGAGAACGTGATGCAGATCCTCCAGTGGGGTCCGCTGATCGCCAAACGCTGCCCGCAGACCAAGCGGGTGGTCACTCTCGACATGGTGCCGCACCCAACCACCGGCAAACCCATGCACCGCCTAGCCGAACCAGGCGAGCGCGTACCCGTACAGCGCCAGTACCTGATACCGGACCCCAAGCGCAAAGGACGCACCTGGGCGCGCTTCCTTCGCCTGCTCCGAGACATGGGCTACCAGTACCACTACGACAAGCTCGTTGCCGCAGACTTCGGCGCCGCCACCACCAGGGAACGCCTGTTCTTCATCGCGCGCCGCGATGGCATCCCATTGAACTGGCCAGAGGCAACCCACGCCAAGACCCCAGGCCCTGACCAGCTTCCATGGGTTCCCGTGGCCACGCACATCGACTGGAGCATTCCGTGCCCGTCGATCTTCCTCGACGCGACTGAAGGCAAGAAATTCAAGGTACGCCGCCCCCTCGTCAAGAAGACGCTCGACCGGCTCCGCAAGGGCGTAAAGAAATACGTCACCGATCACGCTGATCCATTCATCGTCAGCGTGAATCACGGTGGCGCCGAGTTCCGGGGTCAGTCCGTGCGCGAGCCCGCAGCCACCATCACCGGAGGCCACGGATTCGCTGTAGCTCAGCCCACGCTTGCCCCATTCATCACTGAGCATGCCAACGCAAGCAACCAACGCAACATGCCAGCCAACGAGCCCGCGCGAACTATCTGTAGCGAGGTGAAAGGGGGTCATTTCGCCGTTGTCGCCCCCGTACTTGTGAGCGCTGGCGGCCCTACCTACGGCGGTAAACCGACCAGTTGCGGACAACCGGCCGGCACGGTCCTTACTGAAAACCACCGTGCCGTGGGCGTCGCCTACCTGGCGCAACACAATGGCGGGTACAACGCGACACTCGGCCGCCATCCTGCGGAGCCAGCCACCGCCCTGACCACCAGCGGGAGCCAACAGAACGTCGTGACCGCCAGCCTAGTAACACTGCGCAACGGCTGCACCGGCCGCGATCTCCGAGAAGGAGCCCCAGCGATAACCGCCGGCGCCGACGACTTGGCGCTCATGGAATGCACGCTATCGCCGGAGAACGAAGCCGGTGCGCTGCGGGTGGCGGCCTTCCTCATGGGGTACTACGGGTCCGACAACACCTACGATCCGCGAGATCCGGCCGCCACCATCACCACCCGCGACCGCCTCGCGCTGGTGACCGTGACGATCAAGGGAAATCCCTACGTGATCGTAGATATCGGCATGCGGATGCTCACGCCGCTGGAGCTGTTCCTGATCCAAGGGTTCCCCAAGACCTACAAGATCGACGTAGGGCACGACGGCCGCCGGTTCAGCAACAAGGCCAAGGTGAAGATGTGCGGCAACTCGGTGTCGCCCAAGCCCTATTACGCCCTCCTCAAAGCCAACCCCCTATTCCCCGAAGAAACCATGAGGGAGGCAGCATGAGCCAGAAGACCCAACAAGACAGCATGCCTATCGCCGAGGCGGTCGATCTTCCAGAGATCAGCGTGGAGCACTCCACCGAGTTTCTGACCGGTTCCGCACCGTGTGCCGGCGTATCCCGACCACTACCCGCCGGCTGGCTAGGCCAGCGCGGCATCTACCGCTCCAGACTCGAAGCAGTCTGCAACGGCGAGCAGTTGGTGGAACCGCTGACGCTGGGGGAGTTGATCCAGCACGCCTGGCGCTACCTCTACCTGACCCGTCGCGCCGGCCTGGGGCTAAAGCCAGCTCGACAGCCGCTGACCAGCACCACCACAACGCCGGAAGCCACCGATGCCGCAGTCGATCAGATGATTGCAGAAGAACAAGGAGCAAGGGCATGACCGCTTTTCGCGAACTCACGCTTGCGCAGGCCGGGCCATTCCCCTGGTACGCCGCCAACACGGTGCATGGCCAGCAGCACAACATTGTCAGCGTCTCCGGCGGCAAAGACAGCACGGCCACCCTGCTGGTGGCGATGGCCCACCAGGTGCCGAACCTTCGGGGGGTCTTCGCCGACACCGGCAACGAGCACGAGCTGACGCTGGAATACATCGACTATCTGGAGCAGGTCACTGGCGTGACCATCGAACGCCGGCGCGCTGACTTCTCTCGACAGGTCGCCGGCAAGCGCCGCTACATCGAAACCAAGTGGCGCGACCAAGGCGTGGCTGAGAGCATCATCGAGGCCGCGCTGGAAGTGCTCCAGCCCACCGGCGTTCCCTTCCTCGACCTCTGCCTGTGGAAGGGGCGCTTCCCCTCCCGCAAGGCGCAGTTCTGTACCGAGGAGCTGAAGCGCAACGTGATTGTCGAGCAGGTAATGATCCCGCTCCTCGACGGACAGAACATGGTGCTGTCGTGGCAGGGCGTACGCCGTGAAGAGTCCGTGGCACGGCGCTACTTGCCCGAGTGTGACGAGGTGGGTGGCGGACTGTTCAACTACCGGCCGATCCTCACCTGGCCAGTGGAAGCCGTTTTTGAGGCCCACCGCTATGCCGGCGTGAAGCCCAACCCGCTCTACAGCCAGGGCATGGGGCGCGTCGGGTGCATGCCATGCATCAACTGCCGCAAGGGCGAGCTGCGTGAGATCGCCCTTCGCTTTCCCGAGCACATCAACCGCATCGAGCAGTGGGAGCATCTGGTGCGTGCAGCCTCCAAGTGCGGCGGCGCGACGTTCTTTGCCGGATCCAACGCCAAGCACCAGGGAGGCAGCATCAAGGACCTCAGCGCTGCCGAAATAGTCCGCATCGCCAACATCCGCCAGGCCGTGGAGTGGTCCCGTACCACTCGCGGCGGCATTCAGTATGACTTGATGGCCGAGGCTGACGATGCTTCTGCCTGCTCCAGTGCCTATGGGCTCTGCGATGGCGACTGGACGCCGATCAAAATAGAGGAAATAGCAGCATGACCGAGCAACGCACGTTAACCATCCGGGCATGCGACCAACACGGCGACATTCGCCAGGATCTCACCCAGCAGGCAGAGGCGGAGCGGCCGGAGGTTGTGGCGTACTTCGACCGAAACTATCCAAGCACCGGCGATGCCTTCATCTGGTCGAACTATGAGGGAAGCCCATACGAGCCAGTGATGACCGTCGCCCAGCACGACCGCATCGCCGGCGCGCTGCGGGCGGAGAACGCGCAGCTGAGTGAGGACCTGAACCGCCTGTCTATCATTCGCGCCAGGCTGAATCTGAGACTCGACTTCGCCCTGGACAAGATCTCGAAGCTTGAAAGCCGCTGGCCGCACGGTGAGTCTCCGGAAGAACGGTTCGAGCACTACATATCGAACACCATTGACAGAGCACCGGAGCCACTGCGCCGCCTCGGCAATTGGTTGAGCCACGTTCTAGACGAAGACCAGTGGACAACCGCTGAGCGGATGCTCACGGGTGCTTGTGTCGCAGCGGAAGAACGAGCCGCGGCACAAACTCAGCACAGCGTGCCGGAGGGCTGGAAGCCGGTTCCGATTGAGCCGCTTCTCAACATGATGAGCGACAAGGACCACGACACCAGAATCATGGCTGAGCGCCAACTGCTTTCCATACTCGCCGACGCGCCCGGCAAGGAAGTGCCGCAGGCATGGCTCGACGTTCAAGCCGAACGACGCCGGCAGGTCGAGGCCGAGGGCTGGACGCCGAAGCACGACGACGAGCACGCCGATGGACAGATGGCCCAGGCAGCCGGCTGCTACGCGCTCCACGCCGGCGGAATCGGCACGGACTGGCCGGACGGTCGTCAAAATGGCGCTGCACTGTTCTGGCCTTGGGACAAAGATTCGTGGAAGCCGACCACCCCACGCCGCGATCTGGTCAAGGCCTGCGCCCTGGCGCTGGCCGAGATCGAGCGCCTGGACCGAGCAGCGGCGACTCAGGGAGGGCCAAGCGATGCGTAGAGCACTGACCGCCCTCGGCATCATCGCCGCCCTCGGCCTGGCAGTGGTGGGGCTGGTGGAGATATTCCCGATCCTGCACACGCTGGCGGCCTGGCAGACGGGGTGCTTCGGATGAAGCAGAAACCAGGCATCCGCCCAGCGAAGGCCCGCCGGATCAGGGGCACATGCCCGCCAAGGCTGGTCCCGTCACCGGTGAGCCGGTGCATCCTACCTGAAATCATCCATGCCCGCGGCCCAACGGAAAGGGTCGCGGAACAGCCCGGCCGGAGAGCTGGGATAGGTAACGCCCAATGAACACCCTGTTTCTGTTGATGGCTCAGTACGATGGCGCCGCCATCATTCCCCTCGAACGCGTCTGCGCCGACTACTTCAGCCACCTGACTCCCGAGAAAATGAAGATGAAGGTAGCGGCCGGCGAAATCGACTTGCCGCTGGTGCGCATGGAGAACAGCCAGAAGTCTGCGCGTGGCGTACACCTGACGGACCTGGCGAACTACCTTGAAGAACGGCACAGAACGGCGAAGGAGGAGCACGAAAAGCTCATGGGGCGCAGAACCCTGCGCCGTGCATCCTGACCCTGCCGCCTACCGGGCCTCGTTCGTGGGGCCCTCTATTATCTGCTCCAACCACGGCCAGTCTTCGTACTTGTCGCCGTTCCCTCTCAGATGCGTGTAACGCCGCATCGAATTCCAGTCCCGATGGCCCGAGACGCTGGCCACGCGCGGAATATCCCATCCAATTTCGAACAGCCGACTGATGCCATCATGGCGCAGGTCGTGAAAGTGGAGATCATCGATCTCCAAGAAGCTGCAAGCCCTGGTAAACGAAGCGCTGACCGACTTCGCGTTGTAGGGGAACACGAACTCCTCGCGCCGGGGCATCGAATGCAGAATGCGCCATGCCTGGTCTGGTAGGTGGCACCAGACATCATTCCCGTATTTCTGGCCCGGATTCTTCATGTCCGTGATCAGCACTGCCTGGCGTGCTTCGTCGATGGCGTCCCAGCGGATCCGGGTGATCTCTTCCTGGCGGCGCGTTGAGAAAATCGCAAAGCCGATCATCCGAACCATGTCGATCTGCTGCTTGCGACGCTCCCGCATTTCAACGAAGTGGGCAAGGATGGTGTCAAGCTCTTCCAGAGTTGGGCGCCTGTCCCGCTCGTTGCTCCTAGAAACGCCTCCCATCTTGCGCAGAACCCGCCTGGCGTCGGCCATGGCCATCGGGTCCACCTCGTAGCCCCATGCTGGGCGCGCAACCGTCAAGACGGCGCCGAGGTGAGAAAGATCATTGCCTACGGTCTGCGGCTGCACGCCGCCCTTCTCGATGCGATCCATTGCGTATTCGACCAGCACCTGGGAAGTCAGATCCCGGTCGACCACATCCCCTAGCCATGTCGCGGCTATCGCCTGGAGCGTCGCCTCCTTGGTCCTGCCCAACGGTCGCAGCTTCCCGTACTCCTCAAGATACTGCCTGATCATTTCCCGAACAGTGACGCCCTTGCGGTTGGCTCGCTCGATCGCGCCTGGGGCTGCCAACTCTGCCTCTCGGCGCTTCAGCCAGTTCTGGGCCGCCGCCTTCCGGTCGAATGTCTGGCTTTCCTGATAAACTGCCTTCCCCTGCCGCAT